ATGAGGCGTGTTTGCCCCGCATGCTCCCGTAGGACCGCTGAACTGGTGGACCCTGATTGCACAGTTTGCCGGGGTGCCGGGTTTCTGACCTTGCACCCCGCAGCGCTGACCATTTACGAACCCGCCGTCGTCGCTGAGGCTGTGGGGTTGGCGCTGGAAAGCTCCGCGCGCCACATTGAAACCGTCACCACCTTGTCTGACAACCGCCGCACTATGCTGGCCGTTTCTGTGTCGGACCTTGTGACGGCTCGCATCATTGAGGAACCGGGCACCGCGCCCGTTGAACCCCCGGCAGCCCCGGCCCCGCCGCCCACTGGTCGCCGTCGCCGCCGTAAGCACGAATCAGCTAACCAGCTGTCATTCGGCACCCCCGAAATCCTCGCTGAGGGTGCCACGCAGAAACCCGCAAAGCCGTATGACGGCGCGGTTCTCGCTGCCCCGGCCCATCACTATGACAAGGACGACCGGCCTCTCATGCGAGGCTTGCCCGTGCTGTCCGCAGCCGGCCACCCGTCGCACCTTGCCCGGATTGAGGATCCTCAAGACGCCTACGCGTCCACCAGTGAGGACTACGCAGCCCGTAGCCGCCGCACCCGCCAAGCAACCATTGTGGTGGCCGCCGTGCCCCATGCCGTGGCAGAGAGGAACAGGACAGCATGAGCTTTGAAATGGGCGCTTCCGAGGTTCCCGCCGTGAATGACGAACTGGAAGCCGCCATGAAAGCCAGGAAGCGCCGGAAGCAGCGCCGGGACGGCGGCAAGGCTGGCCCCACGGCGTTGAAGCGCCGGGAACGCATCATTGAGGCGTTGCGGCTGCGCCGTGACGAGGGAAAAACGTGGGAACAGGTGGCCAAGCTGACGGGCTGGAATTCCCGGCAAACGTGCTATGAGGCGTGCATGCGGTACCTCGAAAAGCACGATAAGGCTGAGGTTGACCTTTACCGTGATGTTGAATACTCGCGCCTCGAAAAGGCGGCCACCGTCATTATGGGCGTCATTGAGAATGACCACATAGCTGTGGGAATCATGCCGGACGAAAGCACCCTTGATGAACTGGACAGCTTCACCCGGAACAAGTACCTAGAGGACTTGGCCGAAAAGGTGGCCAAGAATGTTGAGCTCAAGCTAAAGGCCGTCGACCGGCTGGTCAATGTTGGTGCCCGAACTGGCAAGGTCATGGGCTATGACGCCCCAACCAAGCTTGAGGGCAACGGAATGGGCGGGGATATCACCGTGACTTTCGCCGGGGCCATGAACAAGCCAGCCGAAATGGCGGAACCGGAACTGATCATTGAGCCAGAAAACAGCTAGGGCGCGCCGGGGCCGGGTTGTTCGTTACGAGTACGAACCCCACGAGGGGCCGCAGACGTTTGCCCACAGCGTCAAGGTGGATGAACTGCTTTACGGGGGCGCCGCCGGCGGCGGTAAATCCCGATTCATGCGTGCGGATATGTTCCAGTTCTGCATGATGGTGCCCGGTGGCCGCGCGATCATTTTCAGGCGCACCTTTGCGGACCTCGCCCGTTCGGTCATTGACCCTTTGCTTGAGGAAACCCCCAACGGACTGGGGCGGTATAACCGTTCCGAACACATGTGGCGGTTCAACAACGGCAGCGTCCTGGAACTGGGGCACCTCCGCAACGAGGCTGACCTTCTCAAGTATCAGGGCGCCGAATACCAACGCATTGGCTTTGAGGAACTAACCCACTTCACCGAAAAGCAATACACCTACATGCTTTCGCGTCTGCGTTCTGCGGGTGAGGTCAAAGCACGCATGGAAGCGTTGGGGCTGCGCACAGGCGTGGTGTCCACAGCGAACCCCGGCGGCCCCGGGCACCACTTTGTAAAGCAACGATTCGTTGACCCGGCCCCGGCGCTAAAGGTCTTCAAAATGGCGGCCACGCTGGATGACCCCAACCCGGGCACCCGCTGCTATATCCCGGCCCGGGCGACGGATAACCCGTCCATTGACTCAAGCTATATTGACCGGCTCAACGCGCTGCCGGACAACCTCCGCCGTGCGCTGCGTGATGGTGACTGGAACGTGCTGGACGGTGTGCGGTTCGCCTCGTGGCGGGAATCCCTCCACGTCGTTGAGCCGGACATTTCCCCCATGGACTTGGTGACGTACCCGCGCGTTGTGGCCATTGACTATGGGTTCGGTGCCCCGTTCGCTGCTTTGTGGATAGCCAAGCTGCCCAACGGCGTGAATTTGGTGTATCGGGAGCTCTACGCCAAGAACCTGACAGCCACCCAACAGGCCGAGCTAATCCTGAAATCTGAGATGGAGGGCGAACGCGGCCCAAGCCGTCCCATTCCCGTGGTCATGGACCCGTCAATGTGGCGCCGCAACGAGGGCGGCGGCGCGGCACTGGGGGACAAGGACGCGCCCCCGGTGGGTTCCCCGGCGCACGACTACCAGCGGGTATTGAAGCAACGGCCCATCAAGGCTTACAACGCCCGCGTTCCTGGCTGGTCCCGGCTGGACGAACTGCTCCGCATCCAAGATGAGGGCTACCCCCTATTGCAGGTCTATGACACTTGCCGTGACCTTATCCGCACCTTGCCGGCGCTGCCGAGGGACAAGAAAAACCCGGAAGACGTGGACACCACCACGGAAGACCACCTAGCTGACGCTTTGCGGTACGGGGCCATGTTCCTCAATGGCAGGTATTACGAACCGGCCAAACCTCAGACCCGGGTGTCGCCTTACGCGTCCGGGGTTCCGGCCACTGCCGGGTTGGCACGTCAGGGCTTTTAGTACCGTCCCACAGTTCCCCGCGTAGCCGGGGCACCATGGGGCCATGGTAAAAACGGCACCCACTAGCGCAATCGGCCACCCCGGCGGCTACCGGGCATCTTGGCGCCCCGGCGCGCCCAACATTTTTGAGGTTGACCCGTTCGAGCCAACCCCGGAACTGCTGTGGCCGCATTCGGTCAGCGTGTATGACCAGATGCAGAAAACAGACACGCAGATTGGCGGCACCCTACGAGCCATGACGCTGCCCATTCTCGCCGCAAACTGGGACTTTGACACCGAGGGTGTCCGGCCCGAGGTGGAAGCGCTGTGCCGCACGGAACTGGGCATTGAAAAGGGCGGCGTTTCCCGCCGTCGCCGCCGCCGTCAGGGCATCAACTGGCTGGAACACTGCCGCCAAGCGCTCAAGTGCCTTTACTACGGCCACATGCCCTTTGAACAGGTCTATGAGGTGTCAAAGCCCGGGCCGGGGCAAGAGGCCGTGGGGCTGGAACAGGTGGTGCACCTCCGGAAGCTGGATCCGCGACCGCCGCGGACGCTGACCGAAATTAGGGTTGCTGCTGACGGCGGCCTTGCCGGCGTCTCCCAAACTCCCATTGAGATTGCCCCGGGCCAGTACAAGGAACGGTTCATTTCCGTTGACCGGCTGGTGATGTACGTCAACGATCGAGACGGCGCGGACTGGACCGGCAACAGTGTGCTGCGACAGGTCTATAAGAACTGGTTTATCAAAGACATGCTTATTCGGCTGTCTGCGCAGATCGTGGAGCGCAACGGCATGGGCGTGCCCGTCATGGACTATGACGAATCGGTGGAGGGCGCGAGCCGGGAGGCCGCCGAACGCACCGTCCAGGAATGGCGCGCCGGGGCCACTGCTGGGCTGGTGAAGCCCAAGGGTACGGAATTCAGCCTTGTGGGCGTCAACGGCTCAACGGTGGACCCCATCCCGCTTATCAACCTCCATGACCAAGCCATTGCCAAAGGCGCACTTGCCATGTTCATGGACTTGGGCCACGACGCCGGGGCGCGGTCCCTTGGTGATACGTTCGTGGACTTTTTCACGGACTCGCTGCAAGCCGTCGCGGACCAGATAGCCGAGACGGCCACCGAGCATGTTGTGCGTGACCTTGTGGAATGGAATTTCGGGCCGGATGAACCGTACCCGATCCTGACCCCGGGCGAGCTCAAGAACAACCGCAACGTGACCGCTCAAACCCTGACCACGCTTACCACTGCCGGGTTGATCACCCCGGACGGCAAGCTTGAGAAGCACGTCCGCACCTCGCTGAACTTGCCGGACGCTGACCCGGCCACCGCGCGCCCCAAGGACGCCCCGGCCCCCGCTGCCGGCGGTTCCACCGAGGTGGCCACGGTGCTGCCCCTGTCTGAGGGTGTCAGCGACGTGGACAAGATGGACCACCTCATGCAACGTTGGGCTGAGCTCAAGCGCATGCCCGGGCACGGGAGTTAGCACGCGTGTGCCAGGAATGCAGGGCCATTGAGGCTGAGGTGGAATCCTTGGTCATGCTCGCTGAGGTTGAGCGCGAGGTTATCCGGGCCGAGATAGCCGCCGGGGAGAACGTCAGCAACGCCACGCGCGCCCTGTTGCCGCACGAGGCGGCGGCCAAGGTCCGCTTTGGTGACATTGAGGCGCTGACCAACGGCGCCGTGGAGGAAGCCGCGCAAGTGCTGCAAGGCTTGCGGGACGTGATCACCGGGGCTGTCCTTTCCGAGCTTGTGGGCGACGCTGAGGCGATCACCCCCACCCAAGCCACCCGGGCCATGGCGCAACTGAACGCAGCGCAGCCCAAGCCCGTGCAAGAGGCTGTGGCCAAGACCGCCATGGCGTTGCAAGGAATCCTTGGGCGTGTGGCGTTGGGCGCTGCCGGCATCGTGATGGGCGAGGCTGGACGGCAGGGCATCAACTTGGACGGCTTCACACCCACGGGTGTGCCTGACGAGACGTTCAAGCTTCCGGCGGCTGCCGCTGCGCTGCACCCGTGGCAGCGGATCACCGGCAAGCTGCAGACCGTACTCACGCAGCCGGCCAATCTGTTCCGTGATTCAATCCCGCGCGAGGAAATCACCCGCGAGGTGGACCGCATCCCGTTGGACGGGTCCGTGGACATGGCTAAACAAGCGATCCACAGCGCCCACGGTGTTGGCCGGAACGAGGCGGCCGCAGACCTCAACCCGTCCGCGATCTACGCGTCCGAAATCATGGACGGCAACACTTGCAAGGCGTGCGCGGACATTGACAGCCACCGTTACAGCACTCTTGAGGAAGCGCAACAGGACTACCCCAACGGGGGCTATGACGGGTGCGAGGGTGGGCTGCGTTGCCGTGGCACGTTGGTGTTCATGTATGACGAACCGGCCATGCCCCGGGACGATCCCAACCCCGAGCCGTTGCCTCCGATTCCCCCGGCCCCGGAACCCAAGACCCCGGCAAAACCGAGGACCAGGAAAGAGGCGTTGGCGAAAGAACGCGCCGATAAGGAAGCTGCGGAACCCTCCACGCCGGGGATGCCCCCGCAGCCCACCGGCACGCCCCCGAAACGGCGCAAGGGGCAGACTCAGCGCTACACCGCCATTGACCAGCTACCCGTGGACCATGAGCTTGCCCGGGACACGCCCATGCTTGTGGCGGCCAAGACCAACCCCGGCCATGACAAGAGCTATCGCACCAAGGTTTACAACAATAATTGCACCAGCGTGGCCAACGCCTACGAGTTCCAGCGGCGAGGGTATGACGTGAAAGCCGGCCCCGTCCCGGGCGGCAAGGGCAGGTTTGAACAAGAGTATGTGGAGCGCTGGTGGCGGGACGCTGACGGCGCCCCCGTCCGCTACACCCGGGTGGTGGACCTCCCGGAACCCAAGGGCAGGTTCACAAGTCACGGGCGGGTTCGTGCGCAGCTTGCCGAGTGGGGCGCGGACTTGCCGGACGGCGCCCGTGGCTTCATTCAGTTGCATTGGACCAGCGGCGGCGGCCACGTCTTCAACTGGGAGAAAGTGGGCGGCTCGATCACCTACCTAGAGGGCCAGAACGGGACGTGGGACGCGTCCGGGCACCTCGCTGACGGGAAGTTCCGCACCTCCACGGTCAAGATTGTGCGCATGGACGATAAGACGCCCTTGGATATCGTCACGCAAGCATTCGAGAACCGCACCCCGGAATATCTGGCCGAGGTCAGCGGCGCCACGGGCGTGGCCGGGGCTGCCCTGACCAGTGCCGAGAAAAAGGCCAAGTCAAAGTTCCGGATACGCAACGGTGTGGAGATTATCGCCCCGGAATTCCGGAAGAACGCCAAGGGGCGGTGGGAACCAATCCCCGAGGAAGAACGCAAGGCCATGCTGGAAGAGTTCTATCGGGAGAACCCCCGGTGGAAACCTTTTGGGCGAGGCTAAAACAGGCACGCAAAGGCGGAAAATCAGGGTATGACTACAACATTTGAGGAAGCACGCGCCATAGTCCTGGAACAGAACCGTGAGGGCTGGGAGGAAGACCACGAGGGCACCTTTACGGTGGCCGCCTACGGGTGGGAGGACGACGCCGGGTTCCTTGTGGTTCAGGGCGCCCATGAATGGCTGGTCGACGGTGACGAAACCTACAGCGTGATGGACGCCCCCGCCGTGTTCGTGTCCAAGGACGACGGAACAATCCTCGAGGCCGATTATCTGGACGTGGCCGACAGGATAGCGGCCATGACGCCCGTCCCCGGCCACGAGTACACCGAGGACTAAGCCAGCACCCCAAAGCGCCCCGCAGCCAACCCGGCTGTGGGGCGCTTTTCTGTGACATGGGCGCCCGTCCCACAGTCCCGGCTACACGGTGGGCATTATCGGGGCATCCGAGGTTACTACAAGCAGGAGGTGGGGCAATGCCCATCAAGCGAGGTGCAAACGGGCGGTTCGTGGCCAACGGTGGGCGTGTTTCCGCCAAGGGCAAGGGCGCGGCTAAGGCGTCCGGCAAATCCGGCGGTTCCGCTGCTGCGCTGGCCAAGCGCGGCGTGGACCACATTCTTGCGCGCAAGGCCGCCGACGCCAAAAAGAAAAAGCCAACACGGGCACAGGCCCGGGCTGCCGCGTTGAAGAACGCGCAAGCCAAGATGCTGGCACAAGCCAACGCCAAGAACAAGCGGTAAGGAAGAAAGAGAATGCCAGTTAGGCGAGATTCAAACGGACGGTTCGCCGGCAGCGGGGGCGGCTCTAAGCGCGCTTCCAGGGCGGCCAAGAAAATGGGCGCCGTAAAGCCGCGTTCGTCAAGCACTGGCCAGAATGCTGGCGCTGCCCTTTCCAAGGTTGCCGGCAAGGGGCGTGTGGGGCAGACGGCAAGCAAGATTGTGCGCACGCAGGGCGCCGCCAATAAGGCTGCACCCGCTAACTTCGACCGTGCCGCCCGTGATCAGGCCATGGCCAAGCGCATGAACATGAACAAGAAAGCCGGTTTGGCTGGTGCTGCTTCCAAGAAAGCCAGCCTCACCCGCAGCCCGGACAAGCTGAAAGGCGGCCTCAAAAAGGCTGCTGCCGTCGCTGGCCGGGACGGAATCAAGGCCGAGGGGCTGAGGGCTACAACGGATAGCCGCGCCTACCGGCGCAAGCGGTCAAGGAAGTAGGGGAAAGCCATGCCAGTGAAACGGGACGCTAACGGGCGGTTCACGTCCAGCGGGGGCACCAAGGTGGGCAGCCGTTCGGCCAAGCTCGCCAAGGTCAAGAAACACAAGACCGCTGTCCAGAACAACAAAAACGCCCAGCACAACCTCGCGCAGGTCCGCAAAAAGGCCGAAAAGGCCGATGATTTGGCGTGGCGCAAGGGTGACAAGGCAGCCATGGCCAAGACCGAGGCGCACCTCGCCAAGGTTGGCAAGGGCATGGACAAGCTGCTGGACAAGCAAAAGGCGCTTGGCCAGAAATCCAAGACGGGTGGCCGCAAGCTTGTGCCTTTCAAGCCCGAGGTGGCCAACAAAAAGGCACAAGTCAAAAAGCGCCGCGCAAAGGCGGGGAAGTAGCACACCATGGCTAAATTCAAGACTGTTGAAGCGGTCCCCTTGGTCAAGACGGGCACATGGAACGGCTCCACGGGTGAAAAGTCGATTACCAAGGAAGACTTGGAAGCAATCGTGGAGGCCCACCAGTCCAACGTTCTTGACAAGGGCGTGCTAAAAAAGGGTCACCTTGACCCCCGGCATGAGAACCCCACATGGGACGGCGAACCGGCCTACGGTCAGGTGGACAACCTCCGCTTGTCTGAGGACGGCGAAACGCTGCTTGGCGACTACGTGAACGTGCCTGAAGACTTGGCCGAATCGCTGCCGTCTGCGTACCCCAACAGGTCTGCGGAAATAGCGTGGGGCGTGAAGATCAAGGACGCCGCCGGCAAGGTCAAGAAAGAATTCAAGGCCGCGCTTGCCGGGGTTGCCCTGTTGGGGCGCACCCCTCCGGCGGTCAAGGGCTTGGGTGGCCCGGTGTCGGCGTTCTCTGCCGGGGCTGTGGAGTACGAAAGCATTGGCGTGTTCTCCATGGTGTCCCAGTTCTCGCTCCCGGGCGGGTTGACGGCCAACGCTTTGCGGGAAGCGCTGTCGACGGCGATCACGGACCAGTTCAAGGGCACCAAGGCCACGGACTCCGAATATGCCGAGTGGCCGTGGATGGTGGACTATGACGACACCAAGGCGTGGTTCCGTTCCAACGGGGGCGTGTTCCAGGTTGGCTACACGGCATCCGAGGCCGGGGAAATCACGCTGAATGACGACGTGACCGAGGTAATCGAAAAGCGTTCTTTCGTTCCCGTGCCCGACACGGCCACCGTCCCCCAAACACAGCTTTCTGAAAAGCAAGCTACCAACGTACAGGGCGCCGAAAGCGCCACCGATGAAGCTACTAGGGAGGAACCCTCCATGTCCGAGTACCTTAAGAAGCTCCGGGACAAGCTGGGCTTGCCTGACACGGCCACGGAGGAAGAAATCCTGACCGCTGCCGCTGAGGCTGTCCCCGCCCCCGAGGCTGAGGAATCCAACACTGAGACTGACGGCACCAAGCCCGAGGTCCAGGAACAGACCAACAACAGCGCTGGAAAGCACGCCGCTGTCCCCGCTGGTGACGGCACCCCGGAAACCGTTGTGGTTTCCAAGGCTGCTTTTTCCGAGCTCATGAACACCAGCAAGCAGAACGCCGCCGAACTGGCCGCATTCCGCGAGGAAAAGCGCAAGGAACATGTGGCCAGCCTGGTGTCCCACTTCACCGCCACTGGCAAGATTCACCCCACCGAGGTTGGTTACTTCACCAACGCGCTGGACAAGAACGAAGCCGAAACCGTCGCCCATCTTGAGGCACGCGTCGGCATCCCCGTTTCCCCTGTCGGTTCGTCCGTCGCGGAAACGGTGTCATTCGGTGAGGGCGACGACCTTTCCCCGGCGTTCGCATTCTTCAACCTGGAAGGTGGCAAGTAAGCCATGGGCAAGTACGCAAACCCTACTGATATCGTCCGCGACCCGGGCAAGAACTACACCGCCAAGGCTGGCGCTTCCGCTGTCCGCGGCTCGCGTTTCGTGTCTTTCATTGCCGGTGGAACCCGTCAGGTGCCCAAGGCTGCTGAGGCCACGGCAACCAGCGCGATTGTGGGCGTCTCCAAGTACGACGCAGCGGCAAACGATGAATTCGGCATCATCAAGGGCGGACATGCTGGCGTAATCGCCGGCGGCGCTGTCGCTGCCGGTGACCGGGTTGTGTCCGATGCCGAGGGCCGCGCCGTCAAGGCTGCGGACGGCGCGCCGTTCGCGGGTGTTGCCTACACCGACGCCGCACTGGGCGCCGTCGTTTACATCGACTTCTAAGCCAAAGAAAGGCACGGAAAAACCAAATGACAACTGTCACTTACCCGCCGCAGGGCCCCACCGTCAACGGTCACCAGATCACTGTTGACTGGGCACTGAAGAACCCTACGTTCATTTCCAAGGCCGTAAGCCTCGCCGTTCAGGGCAAGTTCATTTCTGACTACATTTTCCGCGCTGGCGACGCCGCCGCGGGTGCTGTGGTCTACGAACGCACGCTTGGCCCGAACGAGAAGTACCCGGCCAAGGGCGACGTGGAAATCGTGGAGCCCGGGGACGAATTCCCGCTGGTGGACGTTGGCGAGGTTTCCAAGGAAACCGCTATCGTTGACAAGTTCGGTGCTGCTGCGCTGGTCACCTACGAACAGGTGCGCCGCAACCAGAAGGACAAGATCACTGAGGCAATCGTCAAGATTTCCAACGCGATCCTCCGCAAGACTGACAACCGCGCCATGGCCGCCCTCGCTGCGGACCCGGACAAGCTCACCGTGGCCGCTGCTGCCCCGTGGGGCACTGGCACACCGGACCCGTTCAGCGACATTGTGGGCGCTGTCGGTGTGGGCGAGGGCCAGGAACTCGACTACAACTTCGATACCGTCCTGATCAACCCCACGGACGCCGCCAAGCTGCTCAAGAATCGCGATATCCGCGATCAGTTGCCGCGCGAGTCCACGGTGGCCAACCCGCTGCTGTCGGGCCGTCTTGAGGGGCTGGCCGGTCTGAACTGGATTCAGACCAACCGCAAGGCCGCTGGTTCGCTCTACATTCTGCAGCGCAACATCACGGGTGTTCACGCTGAGGAACTCAGCACCTACACCCGCAACATTGACGAGGCAGCCAACGAGCGCTGGCGCGTCCAGGGTGCCCGTGTTTCGGTGCCCATCATCACCGACCCCAAGTCCCTTATCGAACTGACGGGAATTTAGTCATGACTCAGCGACGCCGCAGCGCTTCCGACGCCCTCAAAGGCGCCGAGGCCAAGGAAGAAACCCAGCCCGTAATCCCGGAAGCTCCCGAGGACGAAAAGCAGGGCGCAACCGAGGCTGAGGCGGACAAGAACGCCGCTGAGTCCAAGGCCGCCGCCGCTGACCCGGAAACGGGCAGCGGCGTCGCCGCCGGCAAGGTGGAGGTTGACGGCTCTATTGACGCCGCCGCCGCGGACGAATCCGAGGACGTAGAGGAAGACGGCGAGGAAGACGGGCTGGTTGAGGCCACCGTCGTTATCGCCCTGTTCAACTACTTTGACGAAACCGACGCGCACTGTTCCGCGACCAAGGGCACCACGGTGCATGTTGACCGCGAAACAGCCGAGCGCGGCGTGAAGCTTGGCGCTATCAAGCTCACGGACTAAGCCCGAAAGGCTCGCATAATGGCTGAGGCCGCAACGTGGGGAGTCAGCGTCGATGATGTTTCGGCGCTGGCCCCCCACATTGTTATTACCAACTCCGAGGCACCCGCGCCCACGGGAACCCCGGATCCCTACAACAGCACCACAGTGCGCAAGCTCACCACCATGCAAGTGCAACAGTTCATCAATGACATAACCGCCATGGTGGACATGCGGCTGCATGAGCGCGTAAGGATCACTGACGGCGTTTTCATTGCCAAGGTGGCTGCCGCGGCCAAGGACATTGTGACTAACGGCGCGGCTTCCTATCTGGTGTCCGCTGCGTTCCCCATGAAAGCTGGGCCGAACGAAAACACCAGCTACGCGGCGGAACTGTGGAACCGCTACAAGCTGGGGCTGGAAGAACTCGAAAAGGCGCTTGCCGCGTTCATCAAGGACGGCGAGGGGCTGGCCCCCAGCACTAAGCCGTCCGGCATAACGGGGTTCTTCCCAGCTGTCCGCATCCGGGATGACATGGGGTTTTAGCACATGAGTGCCACAATGCGCTTTGAGGGTGACGGATTCCGTTCGTTCAACCTCATGTTGCAACGCTTCCAAATCAATTTTCATGATTCGGCGCCGGTCTTTGAGGCGATAGCGGACCACCAAAAGACCGTGTGGCAGAAACAGTTCGACCAAGAGGGCGCTTACACCGGCCCGGGTACTTGGGCGGCCCTGTCGCCCAAGTACGGGGCTTGGAAGCAACGCCACTACCCGGGCAAGAAAATCCTGGAACTGTCCGGCGACTTGCGCGAGTCCCTGACTGAACGCCCCTTTGGCATTGACGAAATCAACGACACCACCATGGTTATTGGCACGGGCGTGCCATATGCCTACTGGCACCAGCACGGGACCGAAACCATGGCGGCCCGTCCGATCTTGCAAGTTCCGCCGGAACGCGACCGGCTGCAATTTGCCAAGTATCTGCAGAACTGGATTGTGAAACGGAGCGTGACCTAAATGTTGGGTGCTGAGGGTGTTTCCCGGGCGCTGGTTTACCGGCTGCAAGAACGCATGCCCGAGAAGCTGGCCGAGCTCCGGAACCGGCTAGGCGTGGACGGGCACGAGTTGCCGGACTTGACGGCGATCTACCCCCACGAAATCAGCATCCGGGCCATAAACGCGTTCCCGTGCGCATCCGTCGTGGCTTATCAGACCACGGGCCGGGTGGGCAACAGGCAATTTGAGTCTGACAGCGGCTATGACGAATACAGCTACCGCTACAAAATGCGGGTCTTCCTTTGGGGCATGTCCAATGACCATGTGGCCACGGACTTGCTGCGCAAACGGCTGGCGCTGGCAGCCCGTGAGGTGCTGCTGAATGACAAGATTTTTCATAACCAGCAAGACCAATACGCCGAAATTGACCCCCAAACGCTTTTGGAGTCCTACAGCGACGTGGGCAGCTTGGCCGAGAACCAATATCTTGGCGGGGTTTACCTTGAACTTGAGGTAGCCACCCAAGAGACTTTGGTGGCTTTCCAAGGCGTCCCGAGTGAAGAACCGCCGGTTATCACCCCGGGTATTCGTCTTGTGGCTCCGGGCGACACGCACCCCGTCCCCCAACCGGGACCGTAGTCAAATAACCCTAGTGCCATGACTGAAAACGTGAGGGTTTACAACCCAAATGCATTTGAAGTGGTCATAGACCTGGAGGGGCACTCCCTTGACGGCCACACGGCCACTGACGTGTCAAGGGACACCCTCACTGACCACCTGATTGATACCGGCCAGTTGCTCATTCAGCACCCGGCCCCGGAAGCATTGCCGGCTGCCCCGCTGCCGGTGGTGGAGGAACAACCCCCAGGTGATCCCGAGGCCACGCCCGTGGTTGAGGCACCCAAGCCCAAACAGCGGCGCACTACAACCGGCAACGGTTCTGAGAAATAAGAGGAGAGAGAAATGGGTATTGGTGTTGAGGTAAGCACCTCACTACGAACCGGCCCCACGAACCCGGGCACTGTTTCCGGGCGGCTGCAAATCGCCGGTATCACCGAGCGCGGCAACGCGTTTGAGTCCGTGCTGGTCCGGTCCCTTGCGCAGTACGAAAGCGCGTTCGGCACCCGACAGGCTTACGCGTCCAACATGTACGATTCGGCGCGCACGTTCTTCGAGGAAGGCGGCGCGGAACTCGTGGTTTCGCGTGCTGTTGGCCCCGCAGCCACTACGGGGTTCCTCAACATCAAGGACAGCGCGAACGTGGACACCCTCAAGGTGGCTGCAAAGAACCCGGGCGCGCATTCAACGGCTATGACCGTTGAGGTTTCCAACTCCGGTGGCTTGTTCGGTATCACCGTGAAGCGCGGAAGCGAAACCATCGGTTCGTTCCAGAACCTGTCCACCCCGGCTGACGCCGTGGCCGCAGCGTCCACGAACACGCACGTTGTGATCACCGACCTTGGTTCTGTCACCGCCGCACCGGGCAACCAGCCCAAGGTTCTGGTCCCCACGGTCATGTCCGCTGGCACTGACGACCGCGCGAGCGTTACGTCCGCGATTGTGGCCGCCGCGCTGGCGAACCCGGGCGTGTTCACCAAGGGCGCTGCCGTGGCCGCCCCCGGCTATGCTGCATCGGTCATTGGCTCGCTGCTCATTGCTCACGCCAAGGCTTACGGCAAGGTGGCCCTGTTGTCCCCCGCCGCTGGTTCCACGCCCTCCGCTGCGGCTGTAGAGGCCAAGGCGCTGGTTGGTGCTGACGGTGCCTATGCTGGCGTGTTCTACCCGCATGTGATCATTCCGGACGGCAACGGCACCCGCACGCTGTCCCCGGAAGCCTACATTGGCGCCGTGCGAGCTCGCGCGCACACCACCACGGGCTTTTGGGCTGTCCCGGCCGGCGAACGCGCCCTGCCGCGTTGGATCGTTGGCACGGTCACCCCCGTTGACCGTCCCACGAACAACACCCTTGCTGATTCTCAGTTGAATGGCATCGTGACCATTGCCGGAAAGCCGCGGCTCTACGGCTGGGCCTCGCTGTCCACCGACCGGGACAACCTCGCGTTGCTGTCCGCTCAGGACTCACTCAACAACCTCACGGTCCAGGTTGAGGACACCCTCGAGGAATTCGTTTTCTCCGGGGTGGACAATCGCGGTGTTCTGCTTGGCCGGATCGAATCGGCGGTTACGGGCATTGTTGATCCCATTGCACAGGCCAATGGTTTCTACGCGCGCAAGGTTGACGGCGAGATTGTGGATCCCGGTTACCGCGTGACCGTGGACGAAACGATCAACACCGCCACCAGCTTGGCAAACAACGAAGTCCGGGTGGCCCTCAGCGTTCGCCTGACCCCGACCGCGGCGCTGGTCAAGGCCGAAATCATCAAGGTTGCCCTTTCGGCTGCCGTCTAACCCAAGAAAGGAAATTTGAGTCATGAAGACTACCAAGCGGAATTTTATTAGCACGATCTTGGGTATCCCGGGCACTTGGTCCACTCACACGGGTGGCGCGTTGAACTCTGACGTGGTGCGCGATTACGACGGCGGGGCCACCACCCCGGACCTGATCGGTGGAGCTCCCACGGCGGACGACCTGGAACTGTCCCGGGCGTTTGACCCGGTGCGTGACCTGCCGCTGTTGGAAAAGCTGCGCAAGGAAGTGGGCCGGGGACGGTACACGATCACCAAGCAGCCAACTGACGCCAACATGACCAAGGTAGGCAAGCCGTTGACCTATGCCAACTGCCTGTTGCTGTCGGTCAATGATCCCGAGTCGGACTCGAACAGTTCCGATACGTCGCCCATCACGGTGAAGTTCGCCACGACAGGCGCCGTTTAGGGGTAAAGCGTCCCACCCGGGGCTAGCTGGGGTTCCGGGTGGGCAAATCAGTGGGGCGGGGCGCGTCCGGGTTGTCCGTGCTTGGACACGCGCCCCGTCCCACACCCATTTAACGAATCGGGCAATCCTTGACGCAGACCACCCCGCACACGGCGGGGCGGCAAAGGACTGAACGGACAAAACAGGCCATGACTGAAACACCGGATTACGGAACCATTCCCGCAGCTACCAGCACCGAGAGCGCCGCCGCTGAGGCCGCCCCCACCCCGTACCAGTACGAGGAAAAGCCAGTCGTTGAGGACCGCGAGCCGTCGCCTTTGGACGCGCTGCTTGCCGAGTCCAAGAAAACCCTTGAGGAATTCGTTACGTGGCAGGTTGACGGGCGCCCGGGCTTTGCTGTCCGGTTCTCCAACATCATCGAACCGGAAGACACCAAGCGCTACCGCAAGAACGCGCTGGGCAAGAAAAAGAACCCGGAAGACGCGGACCAGATCGTTGCCGCTGCGCAGCCCCTCATTGAGAACTGCCGCGCGATCCTCCACAACGGCAAGGTTGTGGCCGCCAAGGACGGCGACGACCTCACGTTCGGGCACAACGAATTCATTCAGATGTTTGGGGACATGGGCGCAATCAACGCGGTTCGTCAGTTCCTTGGCCCGGGCCAGACCCTCTCATGGGGCGGCGCCCTGTTTGAGGCTGCCGGGTACGGGGCGGACGTAACCGAAGCCGCGGACCCTCTCAAGTCCTAGCCGAGTTCCTGGAGGATGATTCCTACTTTCGCGAGCTCGCGATGGTGGCGGACATTCTCCGAATGGACCCCGTAACGGTGGTGGAAGAACGGAACTGGAGATACAGGGCCGTTAGAGCCGCCGCCGCCAAGGTGGTTGCCGAGGCTAGGAAGAAGGCACAAGAAAGACAACAATCATGATTTGGAGGGGCGCCGGTGGCCGTCACTGAGGAACGCGTCGTACTGACGGTTGAGACACGCGACGAACTGACGGCGCCCCTCCAAAACATGACCCGCCGCGCCGAACAGGCCAATGAACGCATCTCACGTTCAGCGCAGCGGCAAAGCTCCACGGTCCAGCGAGCCATGGACCAAGTGAGCGGTTCAACAGCCACGGCCATGGGCGCCACTGACCGCATGGCCCGGGCTTATGACCAAGCCCTTGGGCGTATGGGCAACAGTTCGGGCCGTGTCGGTGACGTGATCAACTCCCGGCTTGGCGGGACCGTGGACCGCGTAATGCGGAACGTCACAACCGCTATCACCCGGGCCACCCCGGGCATTATCGCCGGGGCCGAACGGATAGGGTCCGGCATCGGTTCTGCCCTCGCCGGGGCCGTGAACCAGTCCGTTGCCGTAGGTGACAAGATCAGCGCCGGATTGTCCGGCGGCCTCAACACCGCCGGCAAGACCCTTGGCATTGCCGGGGTCATGGTGGGCGGCGTCGTTGGCAAAGCGATTTCCGGCGGCATCAACCGCCAACTGAACATTGAAGACGCCCGGGCCAAGCTGTCCGGGCTTGGCACTGACGCCGCGACCGTGAACAGCATCATGGACAGCGCCCTTGCCGCCGTCCAGGGCACAGCGTTTGGTTTGGACGGCGCCGCTACGGCTGCCGCGTCCGCTGTGGCTTCCGGCATTCAACCGGGCAAGGACTTGACCCGCACCCTAAAGCTGGTTGGCGACGCTGCCACCATTGCCGGGGCGGACTACAACGAAATGGCCGCGATCTTCAATAAGGTTTCCGCCGGCGGCATGATTCAGGGCGAGGAACTGGCACAGCTTGGGGACCGAGGGATCCCGATTCTCCAATTGCTGGGCAAGGAACTTGGGGTCACGGCTGCCGAGGTCCGCGACCTCGCTTCCAAGGGCAAGATTGACTTTGCGACGTTCCAGAACGCCATGGAAAAGGGCATGGGCGGCGCTGCCCTCAAGTCCGGCGAGACTACCCGCGGCGCCATGGCCAACATGGGCGCGGCCCTGTCGCGTGTGGGCGCTACCCTGACGGGCGGATTCTTCCCGCTGGCCGTGGGCGGGTTCAACGAGATCACAAAGACCCTTGACGGGGTGAACAAGGAACTGAAGCCTTTTGCGACGGCGTGGGGTGATGCTTTCGCTAAAAAGGCTGGCCCCATTGTTGCTGTGTTCTCGGAAAAGGCGCTTGCCGCGTTCCGGGAAATCACGGGCGGGTTCCGGGCATTCCGCAGCGCTTACACGGCGGTGGAGGACGATATAACGTCGTCCGGCTTCCCGGGCTTCATGGAGTACGTTGGCAACGCCGCGCGCAAGGTCAAGAACGCGGTTATGGGCATGAATCCGGACATGGAAAAGCTCAAGGATTTGGTCATGCCCTTGGGTGGGCTGTTCCTGGCCTTGGGGTCCGGGCTGTTGGGCAACCTACCGATCATTGGCCGGTTCCTGCCGGTGCTGTCCCCGTTCCTTGGCATCCTGTTGGGTTTGGTGGCTGCAAGCCCCGAGCTCCGCCGCGCCCTTGGGGACGCGTTCAATGCCATTGTCCCGGCCATTGGCGCCGTGGCGGCTGCCTTTGCCCCGCTGCTGCCCATTGTGGCCGAACTGGTGGCCTTGGGCGTCGACTTGCTGGTCAAGTTCCTGGACAAGCTCACGCCGCTGTTCCCCATCCTCGTGCCCCTCGTGGCCGGGTTCGTGGTGGTGGCCAAGCTCGCCGGCCCGGCCATGACGGCTTGGCGGGTTGCCACTACCGTGTGGACCGCCGCGCAAGTTGGTTTTCAGGCCGCCCTTGGCACCAACACGGTGTTGACCAAAGCGCAGACAATGGCGACCGAGCGCGGCACCGCTGGTTTTATCATCATGAAAGCCGCGCAATACGGCATGGCCACTGCCATGGCTGTGGCGACCGCAGCGCAGTGGCTGTTCAACACCGCCGTGAACGCCAACCCCATCATGAAAATTGTTGCCGTGATTGCCTTGCTGGTGGCTGGCATCATCTGGGCTTACAACAATGTGGGTTGGTTCAAGGACGGCGTGGACGCCGCCATGCGTTGGGTGCAAGAGGCTTTCCAGAACGTCGTGAACTGGTGGAACGGCACCCTAATGCCAGCCATTCAGGCCGTAGGCCAGTGGTTCTCCGACGTGTTCGGCTGGATCGGCGCAAACATCATTCAGCCCGTGGTGGACTGGATCGTAAACGCGTTCACCTCAGTGGTGACTTGGTGGAACGGCACCCTGTTGCCGGCGATTTCCGCCGTAGGCCAGTGGTTCACGGACGTGTTCACGAACATTGGTAACTGGTTCCGCGATTTCATCGGCTTTTTCGTTGACGGCTGGGGCATGCTGGTTGACTTCTGGAACGGGGTCTTGCTGCCAGCGATTCAGGCCGTAGGCGATTTCTTCGCCCCGATCCTTGACTGGATTCAGCGGCTCATTTGGAACGCCACGACCATTGCCGTGGCCCTGTTCGGCAAGCTGGTGGATTTCTGGAATGGCGTCCTGCAGCCAGCCCTCGCCGCCGTGGGCCAATGGTTCAGTGACATTTTCACTTGGATTTACGAGAACATCATCCGGCCTTACGTTGATCTGTGGGTTGCCGCGTTCAACATGGCCGTGGACTGGTGGAACCAGACCTTGCTCCCGGCGCTGCAAGCCATTGGTAAATGGTTCTCGGATATCTTCACCTGGATTTATGAGAACGTAATCAAGCCCACGGTGGACACTTGGGTGTTCGCTTTCAACATGGTTGTTGATTGGTGGAACAACACCTTCCTGCCAGCCCTCCAAGCTATCGGCCAGTGGTTCACCGACGTGCTGACGTGGATAAATGACAACATCATTACCCCCACCGTCAACACTTGGGTGTTCGCTTTCAACATGCTGGTGGACTGGTGGAACAACACCCTGTTGCCGGCGCTGCAAGCTGTGGGCCAGTGGTTCACAGACGTGTTTACGTGGATTTACGAAAACATCATCAAGCCAGTGGTTGACCTGATCGTGGGGGCTTTCACCTCCCTTACGGACTGGTGGAATAACACCCTGTCGCCCATGATCACCACCGTTGCTGGCTGGTTCTCGGATGGAATCGGCAAGGCCATTGAGGGCGTTGGCAGCTTCATTGACGACCTGATCAAGGGCTTTGAGGGCTTCATTAAATTCTGGTCTGAAACCCTCAAGCCCGTGGCTGACAAAATCGCTGAGATTTTCAAGGCAATCGGTGACGCAATCGGAACCGCCCTCGGCAAAATGGGCGAGTTCATCAACAACCCGCTTGGTGGTATTCAGGACTGGCTTGGTATCGCCAAGGACGAAAACGGGCAAGGCATCATGCCGAACAACAGCGGCGGCGGCGTCTACAAGGGCGGCGGCGTCCTTGGGTATGCCGGCGGCGGCACTGTCCTGCCCGGGTTCGGCCCGGGCAGGGACACCATCCCTGCCATGCTGTCCCGTGGCGAGTCCGTGCTGGTTCCCGAGCTCACGTCGGCACTTGGTCCGCGCAACATCATGGCGGCCAACCGTGAGGCGTCCGGCGGACGCCCCGCCGGTTCCGGCCCCACCGCCTCGCTGGTGGCGGCTGTGGGTGGACGCGGCGGCGGTTCGGTCACCGTGGAGCGCGGCGCCGTTCAGGTCAACGTCACCGTTGAGGGCGGCAACACCGAGGTGGCGCACGACATTGCGGAAGCCGTCCGCGAGGCCGTGGAAGAGGTTTTCGAGGAAGCTAATAGGCGGTCTTACTAATGGTCAACATCATTGTGCAAAAACCCCAGTATTGGCACACCATGCGGGTGATTACTGACAACGGTTTTCAGGGGTCCATGAACTCCACCCCAACGGTGTTCCAGTACAGCGACGTGGCCAACTACGGGCAGGTGGAGCGCGAGGGCAAGAAAGCCATTTCCCGGCTGGTGTCCCCCGGGCTGCGCAAGCTCTCATTCACCCATACCGTGGCCAGCCTGGACTACACGCAGACCGTGGAGCCCATCGTGCAGCGGTTCACGAACCTGTCCGCCGCCGGGGTCCGGGTCCGGTTCCCGAACGGGTCCGGCCCGTTTGAGCAACCGTGCTGGTGGGTTATCAAGGCGCTGGACGTAAACGTAATCCGGCGCGCGGCTGACAACAGCATTAGCCATGCGCAATTGTCGTGGTCCCTTGAGGAATACGTCGACGTGGCGGCCAACGCGATCAAGCCGCGCCCGGTGCCCAAGGCGCCGGTGGCACCGCCCAAGCCCGTGGCGGCGCCCTCGCGCACCTACCGCGTGGTGTCTGGGGATTGCTTGTGGAACATTGCCGCCCGGTTCCTTGGGAACGGTGCCCGGTGGCCCGAGATTTACAACATGAACCGCGCCGTGATCGGCGGAAACCCTAACCTGATCTTCCCCGGTCAGGTTTACAAGCTCCCGGGGTGACGCGTGGCTAGCAAACTGCTTGACGGTAACAAGCTAAAGAACATATCCGTGACCGGCAAGGGCTTGGACGCGGACCTTGTGGAGGCTTGCCTCAAGGCGTCCTTTTCCACCAGCACCAGCCAAGTGACTGAGTTCTCTTTGACGTTCCTGGACACCATGGACTTGCAAACGTTCCGTTCGGGGATCCTCAGTTCGGGGGCCACGGTGAAGTATGGCGGCTGGCAAATGGTCAGCCGCGTGGTCACGGTGGCATCTGGCCCCGCCGGCCCGGAACTGACGGTCAAGGCGCCGTCAGCGTTCGTGGAGGGCTTCAAGTCCGAAATTGGCGGCAACTCGTGGGGTGATCAGGACGTTGCGGCGTGGGTGACAGCCCAAGCGAGGCGCCGGGACATGAACGCTGTTGTTCAGCCGGGGTTGGGCCGGAAAACCATTATCCGGGCGGCCACTGACGGCGATAACAAGGAAAGCACTTGGGACGTTATGGCGGCCCTCGCCACGGCAACGGGGTGCTGGCTGTATGAGTACGGCACGACGCTGGTTTTCGCGCGCCCGTCGTGGCTCATGAAAACGGACTGGGGCGGTAGGCATTGGGAACTGTGGTGGAACAACTGGGCCGACTACCACGAGGCCATGCAAGGCATGCCCGGGTATTCGGTGGACCCGGGCGCTAACCCGGCGGAACAGTTGACCATTCGACTGCTGTCCCCCGACGCTGACGAGGCGCGGCCCGGGGACAAGGTGACCTTGACCGGCGCCGGGGTGGGTACCATGTCCGGGGCGTGGATCGTGGTAGGTGTCAGCTATCCCATGACCGTGGCCGGGGCGGTTACCCTGTCATGCCAGCGGCCCATTGATCCGGTGATTCCTCCCGTGAACACTGGCACCGGCACCAGCGGTTCGGCGGCCAAGACCTCCACGGTGGTGAGCTCCGCAACAGGCAAGGCCGGGGCGGGTGCGAACACGTCCGGGGTGGATGGGTGGATGGCTCGCACCAAGGGCCGCTACGTGGACACGGACGGCGCTTATGGTGCGCAGTGCGTGGACTTGGTGAGCCTCTACAACACGCAATTTATCGGCGGCGGCGCGATCTTTGGCAACGGTAACCAGTGGTACAACAACCCGGCTGCCAACGCCAACTATGTGCGCATCCCGGCGGGGCAGCGCGCCCAAAAGGGTGACATTGCTTGCTGGGGTTCGTACTACGGCGGCGGTTACGGGCACGTCTGCATTGTTGTGGAGGATAGGGGCGGTCAGCTCTACACGTTCACGCAGAACCCTGGCCCCGCCCAATATCAGGTACTCACGAAACAAGGGCTGCAGGGCTACCTCCGACCACGAAAGTTTGCCTAAACATGGAACCTATTTGGTCTTGGCTTGTTCTCGCTCGCGTGTCCCGGCTGGTCAAGGACTTGCGCAGCGGGGTGGGCGCCGATGATGCTTACGCCGCCGCGGACGGGCGGCGGCTGGGGGTGGCCGAGGCTATCAGTCATGCGTGCGCCCCGGACGGCTGGAACTGGCCCAAGGATGACGCCAAGTTGCTGGCTGTCCTTGAGCGCGACGGGCGCAGCGTCCCCGTGGATTCTGCCCCTTATGGTTCAGTGGTGGAGACGACGTCGGGGCGGCTGGGGCTGCGCACCAACGGGGGACTGATTGAGTCCCACGGCGAGGCGTTGTCCGTGGTTGAGCAAGAACCGGGCCGGTGGGTTCGGGCGTGGCTTATCCCCGGCGTTTCATACTTTGGGAGGACAACAACGTGAACCGCAGCGCACTGGCACAGGCGGCGAGGAAACCGAACCGGACGGAAGCGCCGGACAAGGTGGCCTCTTTCTACCGTGGCATTGTGGCCGAGGTCCGTTCTGACGGCATGCTGTGGGTGGTAGTGCCCCGACTGGCCGGGGACACCCCTATTGGCCCCATGCCGGCGGCGTCCTACGCGCTGAACGTGGGCGAACGCGTCATGGTGGGCGCCGTGGAGGACTCCCGTAGTGACCTAATGATTATCTGCCGGGAATATGGCGATTCCTCCGCGTTCCCGGCGTTTGAGGGCGTGCATTTGGCGACGGCCCCGACAGGGCCGGACCATGCCACCCGCAAGGACTATGTGGACGCCCTTGGCGACATTTCCGCCAACCCCAACACGGTGGCCCGTCGTGGCGCGTCCGGGTCAATCCTTGCCCAAGAGGTCTACCTCAGCGGATTGCAGACGGCGAACAACGCCGCGACGCGCAAGAGCTACGTGGACGCCGGGGACGCCGCGAGGCTGCCCAAGAACCCCACCCTGTTGCCGCAAATCGCGCATGACCTCAACGACTACCAAACGCCCGACGTGATGCACCAGAGCTACAACGCCGCAGCGAACGTCAGCGCCAACTATCCGGTGCCGCTGGCCGGGCTGCTTGAGGTGTTCAGCCCCTCCACGTCGTTTATCTATCAGCGGTACACCAGTTACAGCAACCTCAGTCGGGTTTTCTGGCGCGCCAAGTATTCCACCGGGGCGTGGGGTGCCTGGAAAGAGGTTCAGGACGTTGCCGCGTTCACCACGGCACTGGCCGGAAAGTCCGACGTTGGGCACACGCACGCAGCCGCCGACGTCACTTCCGGCGTCTTTGCTGCTGCCCGGCTGCCGGCAGCCACCGGCGCCGTCCAGGGTGCCATGAGCGCCGCCGATAAGACCAAGCTTGACGCAGCGAGTGCCGCAGCTACCCCATCAACCCTTGTCATGCTCGACGTGAACGGGCGCGCCCAAGTAGCTGCCCCGTCCGCCACGGGCGACATTGCCAATAAGTCCTACGTTGACACTCAGGTGGGAACCCGGGCGCTGACGGCGCACACCCATGCCGCTGCCGACGTAACCAGCGGCGTCTTTGCCGCCTCGCTGCTGCCAGCGGCCACCACGTCCGCGCAAGGCGCCATGTCTGCCGCTGACAAAACCAAGCTTGACGCCGCCAATATCAGCAACACGGGCAGCACGCTGGCGTTGCGGACCTCAACAGGTGACCTTATGGCCACCAACTTTTTCATGCCCAACGGCCAAGCCCAATCGACGCTTCCCCAGTCCTTGACCCGCAAGGACTACGTGGACACCGCCGTGGCCGCCAAGGCGAACACCTCGCACACGCACACCTACGCGGACATTACGGGCACCGTGCCCACGGCTGCGCTGCCTCCGCTGGCCGTCAATGACGTTTTCCCTGTTGACTCCCAAGCGGAAATGTTGGCCCTCACGGCGCAGCGCGGTGACATGGCCATTAGGTCTGACAATGGCCGCAGCTACGTTTTGAGCGTGGACGCCCCCGGAACCTTGGCTAACTGGAAAGAGGTAATGGCTGCCGGGCAGGTCCAGTCCGTGGCCGGGAAAACCGGCGTGGTGGCCTTGGTCAAGGGTGACGTTGGGCTTGGGAACGTCGACAACACCTCCGACGCCAACAAGCCTGTCAGCACGGCCACGCAGACAGCACTCAATGGGAAGTCCAACACCGGCCACACCCACTTGTGGGCTGACCTCACCGACAAGCCAGCCACGTTCACCCCGTCCGCGCACACCCACAACGCCTCCGATATCAACGCTGGAACCCTGGCCGCCGCGAGGCTTCCCGCAGCAACAAGCGCGACGGCTGGTTCCATGTCCGCCGCCGATAAGGCCAAGTTAGACGCCGCAAGCGCGGCGGCAACCGCCAACACGCTGGTGCTGTTGGACGCGTCCGGGCGCGCCCAAGTCGCAACCCCCGCTGTGGCGGCTGACATTGCGAACAAATCCTATGCGGATACCAAGGCGGCGCTGTCCCACACGCATGCGGCTGCCGACGTAACCAGTGGCACGTTCGCCGCTGCCCGGTTGCCGCTGGTCACTACGTCCGCCAACGGCGCCATGTCCGCGGCGGACAAAACCGCCTTTGACGCTCTCTCTGAGGACACGGGCTGGGTGAATGTGCCCCTCACCTCGCCGTGGGTGAACTATGACACCGGCTTGCACGCCACGGCCCAAGTCCGGCGCATCGGGCAGCGGGTGGAACTCAAGGCGTTTTTGAAGTCCGGATCCTTGGGCACGAACGTGGGAATTATCCCCGCCGGGACGGGTCCGGGCTTCCGCCCTGTTTCTCAGCGCTGGGGCACAGCGACGTTCCAGGCCACAAACATTGGTTCAACATTCAGCGTGGTTTACCCGGACGGGACGGTGTACCTGTCCGGCACGGGCGCCGTTACTTACGTGTCCATTGAAATGAGCTGGTTTGTGGGCTGACACCCCGGCCCGTCCCACAGTGAAACGGTCATGACCTCCACCATGGGGGCATGGCCGTTTCAACAACACCCCGCTTTGGCGTAGAGAAGTACAGCGCCGGAACCGACCCGCACCCCGGGCGCACCAAGTACAACGAGCGCATGGACGCTTTCGAGGCGTTGGCGGCTATCGCGACGCAGGGCACGACGGCGGCCCGTCCGGCGGCTGGCAAGGGTAGGGCGTTCTACTGGGACACCCAAGTCGACCGGCTCTATTTCGATAACGGGACGACCTGGAAAGAGGTAACCACTAACGGCGGTGGCGGCCCCGGTGCGGCGATATCCCCGGGTGCTGCGGCGGCTGAGGGCACGTCCTCGCGTTCGGCCCGGGCTGACCACACCCACAGCTTGCCGTTGGCCACTGCTGCGGTGGACGGGGCCATGGCCAAAGCGGACAAGGCCAAGTTGGACGCCGCGAGTGCGGCGGCGACGGCCAACACCATCGTGATGCTTGACGCCAGCGGGCGCGCCAAGGTGGCGAACCCGTCAGCGTCCACGGACATTGCGAACAAGTCCTATGTGGACACCCAAGACGCCACTAAGGCGAACGTGTCCCACAGCCATGACGCGGCGGACGTTTCCAGTGGCACGTTCAACCCGGCGCGCCTCCCGGCGGCGACCACCACGGCCGCTGGTTCCATGTCCGCTGCTGACAAGGTGAAACTGAATAACGCGAGTGCTGCGGCGACGGCCAACACCATCGTGATGTTGGACGCCAACGGGCGCGCGGCGGTAGCGAACCCCACGCTGGCTGGTGAAATCGCCAATAAGTCCTACGTTGACACTCAGGTGGGAACCCGCGCCCCGTCTGCGCATACCCACCCTTGGTCTGACATTTCCAGTGGCGTGCCTACGTCCTTTACCCCGTCCGCGCACGTCCACGCAGCCGCCGACGTCACTTCCGGCACTTTCGCCGCCGCGAGGCTTCCCGCCGCGACCGGCGCCGCTCAAGGTGCTATGAGCGCTGCTGACAAGACCAAGCTTGACGCCGCCACGGCGCTGGCTACCCCGTCCACGTTGGTGATGCTGGACGCGTCCGGGCGCGCTGCTGTGGCTGCCCCGTCCGGGGGCGGCGATATCGCCAACAAAACCTATGTGGACACTCAGGTGGCCACCCGCGCGGCGAGCTCGCACACCCACCCGTGGGCACAGATTACGGGCGCCCCGGCGACTTACGCCCCGTCTGCGCACACCCACGCCTTTGATGACCTCACGGGCGTGCCGGCTACTTTCGCGCCATCGGCTCACACCCACAGCGGCGCGGACATTACCAGCGGCACAGTACCGGCGGCGCGGCTGCCCCTCGCAACAGGCGCGGTAAACGGCGCCATGTCTGCGGCTGACAAAACCAAGTTGGATAACGCGAGTGCTGCGGCGACGGCCAACACCATCGTGATGTTGGACGCCAACGGGCGCGCGCAGGTTGGCGCCCCGTCAGTGGCGGCGGATATCGCCAATAAGTCCTACGTGGACAGCGTGGCCTCCGGTAAGGCGAACACCACCCACACGCACACTTGGGCACAGATCACCAACCCGCCGGCGACTTACGCCCCGTCTGCGCACACCCACGCCTTTGATGACCTCACGGGCGTGCCCACGGCTTCCAGCACCACGGCAGGGCTTATGTCCGCCGCTGCTTACAACGTCCTTTATGGGGCCACGGCTGCCTACAACACGGGCAACATTGTTATGCGCAGCGCTACCGGGCAGATTGAGGCGAACCGCCCGAGCACTGACATTCAGGTTGCGAACAAGCTTTACGTGGATGACATGATGAACGCCGCCAAGGCTGGCAAGTTGGACGTGGCCACGTTCACGGCGGCGGTCAGCACAACGGCGTCGGCGCGAGCTCTGCGGTCCCCTAACGTCGGTTCCTGGATCACCCTTTATGACAACGGCGTGGTGGAAGCCCCCACGATCTACAGCACCAACGCCGCGAGCGGGTCCGCTTTCCGGGCCGTGTGGGTGAACTCCACGGGCGGCCTTGGCTATAACTTGTCTTCCGAGAAGTACAAAACCAACATTTCCGCGTATGAGGTGCCCCTCGAGGTGTTGGACCAGATCGAACCTAAGCGCTTCCAGTACAAGGAAAACGTGGCCGATATGGGCGAGGCCGACGCCCCGTTCCGGGTCAACTTCCTTGCGGAAGACCTCCACGACGCTGGCCTCACCGAGTATGTGAGCTATGACGGCGAGGGCACCGAGCGCGAGAACTGCGAAACGATCAACGAACAACTCATGGTGAACGCGCTATGGTCCTTTGCCCGTCAGCAACGGCAGCAAATCACCGAGTTGCAGACCAAGCTCAACGAACTGGTGAACTAGCCCATGTTTTCTGACATTCCCGCGTGGATCGGAACCGATCTGACCCCTTGGGCCATTGTGGGGCTGGTGGTGGTTTCGATCCTCACGGGCCGGTTCTTGGTTCCCAAGATTTACTACAACGAAATCAAGGCCGAGCGGGACAAATGGCGTTCTGTGGCCGAGTCCCTGACCGGCGACGTGAAAACGATAGCCGGGACACTTCCCGGGGTTCTTGAGGTGGGCAAGTCCATGGATAAGGTCATGACCGCCGTCAAAGAGAAAGCCGACGCGGAACGGGGGGCCGTGGAGTGAACGCACTGAAAAGGCTGTTGGGCTGGCATAAGTACGTGGTCAGCCCCGAGGAAAAACAAGCATCGTCCAGGGCCTTACGGGACGCCGAACAGGTCAAGCAGACAGTGGACGCCCTGCAAACAGAATCAACCATTGTGGGCGCACGTCAGCGCCACATACGCGAGGAAAACCACTGGACGCGGAACCTCGAACACGTTTTTAGGGGGACATGATGAAACGAGAAATTGCAACGGGCGTGGGCGTGATGCTGTTGGCCTCGCTCACGTTCCTAACCACGGAACACGCATCCGTGACCGTGGCGTTGCTGGTGATCCTGGCCAGTTCCTTTGCCGTGCTGACGGTCTACTACATGCACCGGGCGCGGTGGCGCCAGTACCCCTCCGGGCGGACGTTCCTTTATCTGTTGTGGGCTTTTGACGCGCTGGTTGGGTTCTTGCTCATTAGCCGGCTGGTGGAACCGCGCGAGCTCCGGCTGACCATTTACAACGTCCTGATAGCTGGCCTTGTGGCGGCTGTCTGGTTGATCACGGCCACTTTCTGGAAAGCGCAGAAAGAGGCGCGAGCGGAAAGGCTGCGCAAACGGGCAGCACTCAAAGAGAAAGAGGAAAACCAGCCATGACCACAGCATCACAGGAACGGTTCCTGAACGGCGCCGCCGGTAACTACTATGACCCGGACGGGGTTTATGCGTTCCAGTGCGTTGACACCGCCATTGCCTACGCCATGGCGTGCTACCCGGACGTGAACTGGGAAACCACGTTTGGCCGCGGAAACGCCAAGGACCACTACCCCAAGTCAAACGCCTACTTCGACAGCATCCCCAACATTGTGGGTGACCTCAACAGCTACCCGCAGCGCGGTGACATTGTGATTTGGGGCGGGGACAACTGGAACCCCTACGGGCACATTGCCGTGGTGCTGTGGGCTGACGCCTACAGCATGCGGGTGCTGCAACAGAACGCTGACGGTTCCGCTCGCCTCCCAACGCAGATAGCCACCGTGGGCTACGTGATCCCCGGCGCCGGCGGCGTCGTGGGCTGGCTGCGGCCCAAGGTGTCTGCCGCCGCACCAACACCCACCCCGGCCCCGGCGGCGGGAACGCTCAACGGCATCGACATTTCAATGCACCAAGGGGCGGCAATCAACATTGCCGGGACAGGTGCGCAGTTCGTGGGCATCAAGGCCACCGAGGGCGTGGGATACACGGATCCGCAGTACGTTGCCAACGTGGCCAAGGCTCGCCGCGACGGGCTGCCCATCATCCACTATCACTTTGCGCGTCCGTTCGCCGCTGACGGCAACACCGCATTGGCCGAATCGGACTGGTTCCTCTCACAGGTGCGCCCCCAGCTTGGCCCGGACGATATCCTCGCGCTGGACTTCGAGGCCGAGAACACCCACCGCACGGACTGGGCCAATGACTTCCTGGACCTCGTGCATGCCAGCACGGAAAAGCGCCCGTGGCTCTACGCCAATCAGACCGTGGCGAACCAGCCCGGGTGGGATGCCGTCAAGGGCAAGTATCCGCTGTGGTGCGCCCGGTACCCGCTGCCTGTCATTCAGTCATGGTCCCCACTGAACACGCCCCCGAGCGTTCCAGGCTGGAACCTTGTCATGTGGCAGTACAGCCAGAACGGCCGGCTGCCCGGTTACGGCGGCGATCTGGACCTGAACGTGTTCTATGGCGACATGGGCGCGTGGCAAAAGCTCGCCGCGGGTGGCAATTGGATTGCCCCGGTTCAGGTGCCCACCACCACGCCGCCGGTAGCCGGAACCGCGACGCAGTGCATTGTTGACCCGGGCGACACCCTTTCCGCGATTGCGGCACAGTTCGGGGCGTCCCTGCAGGACTTGATCAACGTCAACCCGGGAATCAGCCCTGACCTGATTTACCCGGGACAGGTGTTGAACCTCCCGGGCGGTGGTCCGCTGCAACAGCCGGGTGCCGTGTCTCAGTGCATCGTTGACGCCGGGGACACTCTCGCCGGTATCGCGGCGCAGTTCGGCGTTGACCTCAACGCGCTTATCAGCTTGAACGGCATCACGAACCCTGACCTGATCTATCCGGGCCAGTTGCTCAACCTCCCGGCCAAGACGGTGACGGCCCCGGCGCCGACCCCGGCGCGGGTTTCTCAGGTAGTTGTGGACCCGGGCGACACCTTGGGCGGCATTGCCACCCAGTTTGGCGTCAACGTCCACGACTTGGCCCGAGTCAACGGCATCACGAACCCGGACTATATCCAAGCTGGTCAAGTCCTCAACCTCCCGTAAGAAAGGGATAAATCAATGATTGTTTTCGACGTTCCCCAGTGGCAGTTCCTTGTGCAAGTGTTCGGCGGCACGGTCATGACCCTGTTGGTGGGTCTTGTGACCACCCGTGTGACTTCCTCGCAAGTCCGCGCCATTCTGTTGGCGGCTCTGTCGGTGCTGAGTTCCATAGTCACCGAGCTTGTGGCGGCACTACAGACCAACACGCCCTATAACTTGGGCACGGCTCTGACGTTCGGCCTCTTGACGTTCCTGGTGGCCGTTGGCACCCATTACGGCATTCTGAAACACACCAACCTTGAAACGGCAGCACAGAACACCCTTGTTACGGCGTCCGCTGCCGAGGTCCGCGCACATGAGCAAGCTAAAGCCCTCGAATTGCTGGCCAAGGCTGGCGTCAAGACTCAGGAAACCTCCCCTGACGGCGCAACCCCCGCTATCAAGTACGTTCCCCGCCACAGCACCCGTGAGTAGGCGAGCATGAGAAAAGCCCCCCACCAAACGGTGGGGGGCTTTTCTGTTGGGGGGCTAGTGGACGGTCACCCACTTTTGGCATGTCTGCAAGAGTTCGTCATATGTGCCTTTGAGGGCTTCGTCAAAGAACTGCGTGGCTTCCTCTCGGTGTCCCGCTCGCTCAAGGGCTTTGCGGACCCGGGAGACGATGAAAAACGCGTTGCCGTCTTCCCCGGTTAGCTGGACCTCGACGTCGGGGAACTTGGGGGCTGTAGCTGTGGCCATGCTGGTGCCTTTCTAGAGTTTGCGGACTTCCACCCGGAACCGTTCGCCGCCAATGTCCATGGTCAGCGAGGGGTGGGCGGCGTCCGTGTCGGGGGTGAATTCGGTTGTTTCGGCGGTGCCCCACTGGCATTCGTCATGGCTCATTTCGAGCATGGCGTGGAGTATGTCCCGGATTTGTTCGGGGGTTGAGGGCGGCGGGGATTGCCACGGGTCAAAGTCTTGGTTGAAGCGGTAGCCGAATGCGGCTACCACCTTGGCGTCAAGGTCTGCTTGTTCCTCACGGGCGGCCCTCGCGGGGGTGTGCTTGGAGAATAGCGCCGTCATATCCGTGTGGGCCGCCAGCGCGCTTGAGGGGTAGGTGTGGGCGGGGATTTCCCCGGCGTCCATGAGTTTCTTCACGTCAGCGAGGATGCCGTCCACGGCTTTCTGAACGTCCACGTTTTCAGTAGTCACGGGGTCACGTTTCCTTGGGTGTTATGGGCTTGCTGCTGCTTGAGTTCCCGGTCGTGGCGGACGCATGAGGGGATGCTGATTAGCAGCCCCACAAGGACGGGAATTAGGACGATAACGAGGGCGTGCATTTAGTTGACCTCCACTTCCCAAGTGCAACGGTCATTGGACTGGACTTGCCACGTCCGGGCGCCGTCAGCGTCGCGGCCCATGTAGCTGTTGGGGAAGCCGTTGGCCACCGCTTCCTCCGGGTTCAGTACGGTGCCCTTGGAGTAGTAGACGAACGGCGGGTGGCCCTCAGCTTTGAGGGAATCCTCTTGCCCGTAGGCGGGGGCGGCGTTGACCTCGCCCAAGCGGACACGCAGCTGGTAGGCGTGCACTACGTCCCCGGTTTTGAGTTCCGAGGCTTTGACGGTCTTGGTTTCCATGGCTGCGTGTCCTTTGAGTTGTGGCGGGGGGTTACTTGGTCAGCGGGGCAATGGCCGAAATGGGCACTGAGGTGAGTTCAAGGGGGTTGGCATGCTTGCCGTTGGTCTGCTCAAGGGTGACGCGTCCACGGGCGGGGCGAACGTGGGTTACTTTCCACTCTGCGCCCTCCCAAGTGTTGGCCTTGTGGAATCCCGTGGGGGCAACGATTACAACGGCGTCACCCTCGCTTACCTCAACGCCCTTGTGCTGGCTGTAGGCGATACCTACAGCACGGGCGATATCGGCGGAAGTTGCGTCTTCCTCGAACCATACGGCGTCCGCTACTTCCTCGCCGTCTGCGTCATAGAAACCGTAGGAGAGTTCGGCAGTGTCAAAGACGGCGCCGTTATCGCCAAAGTAACCGGGGCCGACCATGACGGCGCCGCCGTCGATAATCAGCGTGGCGGTGCCGCCCCCAGTTTCTTCAACCTTGGCGTCGATGCCCTCAAGCTGGAATGCTTCGATCAGTTCAGCGGCGGTGTATTCGGTAGACATTTCTTACCCTTTCGTTGTGGCGGTTACTGCGTAAACAGAATGTAGCACCCCGCTACAGAATCATGCAACTTTTTTGAATCCACCGGGCTTGCCGTGCCGCTGCACATGGTCAAGGAACGGCTGAATGGTCTGCGGCTTCCAGCCTGGGGACTGGCTAATTTCAAAGTCAGGAACGGGCATAAGGCCGCGCATCTTCCAAGCTCGCACCGTCTTGGGTTCCACCTTGAGCAAGGCAGCAATCTGGTTGTAGTCAATGAGCCGGACAGGTTTCTTGGGCATGGCGCGCCTTTCGCATAGTTGTGGTCACCCAACTGTAGCGAGGTGCTACCAACAGGCGCAACGCCCCGGCGTCCCCCAGCGCCCGGGCGAGGGCTGCCACCATGGGGCCATGGCTACTGGCGTACTCTCTTTTCCTTTCAAGCTTGGCCCGGACGGCGCCGCGGCCACAACCGGCTACGGCACGGACCAAGAAATTGAGGAAGCAATCGCGGTGCTTGTCCTAACCCATATCGGGGAACGGCAAATGCAGCCCATGTTCGGCGTCCCCGACCCGGCGTTCTCCGGTCTAGGCGTCGGGGATATCCAGGTCGGCCTAGACATGTTCGGGCCAGCCGGGGTGACGGTGCAATCCGTCACCAGCGAGCCGGTGGAAGGCAACGATCAAGTGGTGCGCGCCAAGGTGGCGTGGGCCAGAACCAGCGACGGAACAGGAAACCTCTAATGGCTGACGTGCCCGAATACGAGGCGTTGACCCTACTCAACTACGGAACGGAACCGGACCTTGTGGCGGCGGCAACGTCCTACGCCATGGCCGCATTGCCCGAGTGGCAGCCCCGGGCGGGGAACACCGAAATGGTGCTTATGGAATCCCTCGCTGTGATGCTGGGGCCGGAAATCCTCGCCATTCAAATGCTGCCCGGGCAGATCGTGGAACAGCTTATGAAGCTCTACGGTGTGGCCCGGAATCCCGGATCCCCGGTGGTGGGCCGTGTGCGGTTCACCGTGACCAACAGTGCCCCCACGCAGGTTGTCCCCGCCGGCACCCGGTTGCGGCTGCCGATTGCCGGGACAGGCGAAACGGTGGACTTTTTCACCAAGGATGAATTGCAAATCATCACTTCCGAGAGCTTCACGGGCGAGGTGGACATTTACGCCGAGTACCTTGGCCCTGTCGGTAACGCGACGCCGGACGGGACAATTTTGGACGTGGTGGACACGCTGTCGTTCGTGGAGGGCGTCAAGACCGTGGGCGAACTGTCCGGCGGTGCTGGCCTTGAGGCTGACCAAGAGTTCCAGGGCCGCGCGTCCGCGACGCTGGCGCGCCTCACCTCCACGCTGGTGCTGCCCGAGTCTTTCCAGTACGCTGCGGCGTCCCGGCCCGAGGTTGGCCGCGCCAAGGTGTTTGACCTCTACAACCCGGCAGCCCCGCTGGTGAACCCCGCAGTTGGTTATGTGACCGTGGCCGTGGCCGACGCTAACGGCAACGCGCTGCCGAGCTCCACGACGGCGGAAATCGCCGGGTGGCTTTCCTCGCAAGCCCTCGCCTCTCTCAAGGTCAGCGTCATTGATCCCACCTACACCACGGTGAATATCACCGTGTCAGTGAAAGCGTCCCCCGGGTTCAGTGCTGCGCAAGTGCAAGCGAACGTTGCCGCTACCCTGTCGGGCTGGCTGAACGCCAAGACGTGGGACTGGAACCCTGTTGTGGGCCAATACGCCATTGTGGCCAAGGTGTCTGCCGCCGCCGGGGTGGCCGAGGTGACCAGCGCCCCGGCGAACATTGCCCTTGCTGGCAAGGCGCCGTTGCCGATCCTTGGCACCGTGACCGTAAACGTGGTGGGCTGACATGGCAACTTTGAGGAACCGGGCTAACAACCCGGACATGTCGGGGGTTGGCCTTACCACGGTAATGACCAACTTTCTTAGCAACCCGCGAGGCATGACGGCCACCACGTATTGGGCGGCGTCACCGGGTAACGGCGCCGCCGCAGTGTCCCGGGTATCGTCCGGCGGCCCTGATACACGCTTTGCGGACGGTGGCCCATTCATTCGGTACACACAGAACACCATCAACACTGGTGGAAGCTGCGGCCCCTACTACCGGGACGCGCTGGCGGGGCAGACCACGGGCGTTGCGGGTGATACGCGCTATTGGCAAGTTTGGGTTCGACCGTCCGTGACTCGCCAAATTCGATTGACTGGCGGGTTCAAGCTGGACTCAGTGGCGGACGTAACCACGGGCGCTGGCCCGTATGTGACCTGCCCCGCCGGCGAATGGACAAAACTTCCGCCGTTGGAGATAACCGCAACAGGCGACTACCAGAAAATTCAGCTTTGGCCGGTGGCCACCGGCCCGTTTGACGTTGGCGAAACTTTGGACGCCGTTGGTTGGGTCACTGCCGTGCCGTGGGATTTCTTCGACGGCGACGTGCCTAATAATGCTGAATTCACTTATGCGTTCACAGGCGCCGCCTCACTCTCGCAAAGCACGGCGACGGCTGGCACGGTTACGGCGGTCAGCGCTAGCCCGGGTACGGGCGGCGCGCTCAAGCTGTGGCGGTCCCCGGACGCCCCGATGACTTCCAGCGCTTCGGCAAAGTCGATCCAAACGACGTTTTCCGATCAGGGCAGCGCCGGGGTTTACACCCAAGCGAACAGCCCCGGCGTTGCGGGGGACGTGGTTTCTGTTAGCTGCTGGGTGAAGTTCAACGTTGACAGGTACGTGCGTTTGCTGGTGCGGTTCCGCAACGGCTCGACCACCGTTTCAACCGACTTGCCCAACCTGACCTTTATCCCGGCGAACACCTGGACCGAGGTCAAACTGGAGGGCACCACAGCCAATCAGGATTACACCAACATTCAGGTGTGGCCGTGGCTGCAAGCCCCCGGCAAGACGCTGGCCATTGGCGACACCATGCAACTGGCCCGGGTGTTGGTCGTGGACGGCCCTAAGCTGCCCCCGGACGGCTGGTGGGACGGTGACGAAAAGGGGAACGGCAAGTACGTTTTCGCGTGGGACGGCGAGCCGAACGCGTCCACCTCGACCCGCATGGACCGCATAGACATAATCCACTGGTGGACGCGCATGTGGTTTGGGCGGCTGCCGGTGGCATACCAAGAGATTGACGCGGTGATACAGCCCGAGCAGGGCAGCTTCCCGTTGCTGCGGTTCATGGACGGCGCGGGGCAAGTGTCCGGGCGTATCCGTGACCTGTCGGACCTGATCATTTCGGGCAAGTTCATGGACCCGCAGACAACCCCGGATTACGCGTTGCGGTGGCTGGCTCAATTGCTGGGAGTCACGGCGGCACAGCGGACCCTTGACTTGCCGACGTTGCGCACTTATCTGCTGGACCTCGTGGCGTCCGGGCGCCCCGCCGTGGGCACCGGGCAAAGCATTGTGGACGCGGCGCGCCGGTTCCTGACCGGCACCAAACAGGTGACGATTCAGCCCACGGTGCTGCGTCGGAACTGGGCCACGAACGCGCGCCCGTACAGCAATTCCGGGTGGGGCACCAGCGGGAATTACGTCAAGACCTATGAGACGGTGCTGGGGCGCGAGGCTGCGGTGGTGACCCGCGCGGCCGCTGGTTCCTCGCAATACATTTGGTATGGCCGCAACGTGGGCACCATGGGCACTGGCGCTTCCACGCCCACCACCACGACGCACCTTATCCCCATCACCCCGGGGGACAAGGCCAACGTCCGACTGTCCATGGGAACGGACAGCACCAACGCAACGGGCCAGCTAAACATTCGGTTCTTCAATTCGTCCGGCACTGAACTGGCTGGCACGGTGTCCGTCTCGCCGGCTACCGATATTGTGCCGAACACTTGGCAGGACTTTGCCCACAGCGCCACGGCACCCGCCGGGGCGGCTTACTGGTATGTGGAAAACGTGGTCACGCTCAAGTCCGGCACCACCGTGGGCGGGGAGAGGGCGTGGGCGGGGCGCGCGTTCCTTGGCGTCAATGACCCGGGGGACTACTTCGCCGGGGACAGCACCCCGGGCACGGGCATGACCATTGTCTGGGACGGCACCGCTAACGCTTCCTCCGCGACCATGACCACAACCCCCCACACGATTGTGGTCCTGGCTCGCGCCGATGAAGTGCCAAGCGGGAACCTGACGACGTTGGCGAACAACATTCGTTCCACAGGTGTTGTGCCGGCGGGGCATCAATTGCTGACGGCGTTTGCTTCCGCTACGTGGGACCAATACGAGGCGGCGGTGGGGGCGACGTGGGCGGAAGCTGACGCCAACCAGCCGACGTGGCGCGCGGCTGATTCCCTTGGCATCAACTTGTCTTGAGTTGCTAAAACGTCAAGCCCCCCTCTATAGTCTTTTCCATGCCCCCGGCGGTAAGCTGGGGGTGTGGGGCAGACAGCAAAACGCCCCCCATTCCCGCGAGGGAGTGGAGGGCGTTTTCAGTAATTTGCCACAACTACTGGTGTCAGTCTATCAGGGCTGCCACTACATCTAGCGGTTCAGTCTTTTGCCACAGACAACTACACATGAGAGGCGCTAAGTCATGCGCAATGCCATTACCCGTTTCTTTCGCTGGTTCGCCGGTGCCCCTGTTTCCGCCCCTGTTCCGGCAGCTTCCAGGTTGGACGAGCTCCACGAGCAGCGGCTGCAGAACGTCTTCGCCCGGGGCATGGCCGCCCTCGAATCCCGGCCCAAGAACATGACCGACCGTGACCGGGAAATCCTTGGCCGTTCCATTGCCAACATGCTGGCCCGGAACGTGGCGTCATGATCACCGCGCAATTGCTGGGCGGCCCATGCGACGGGGTGACCATTCAACTGAAAGAGGACATGGACGCGTTCCAAATCCCGTGCACGCTGGTGACTGACAACCCCGCCATGCAGTCCAAGGACATTGGCCCGGGCTTCCCGGCCACGGCCACGTATGCCTTGTTCCAAACCCTTCCAAGCGGCACCCGGGTTTTCCGACTGTCCGGGATCCATAGTCGGGACGCATGATCCCCCGGGGCGCCGAGGTGGTGCGCAAGAGCAACCACCAGCTTGGCAAGGTGTTGGGTTACGTCCCGGGCGGCTATGAGGTCATGTGGAACGGAACCAAAGCCATTAGCTATGAAGACGAAACGACCATTGAACCCCGATTTGAGGAAGACAGCGAGGAACCCATGAAAGTTATTGCCCTGCAAGCCGAGAACGTTAAGCGTTTGCGTGCCGTGTCCATTGGATTTGACGGCACCTTGCAAGTCATTGGCGGGGACAACGGCGAGGGTAAATCGTCCGTGTTGGACGCGATATGGCTGGCCCTTGGTGGCCGCCAAGCGGTCAGCGAGACGCAGACCACCCGGCCTATTCACGACGGCGAGGCTGTGGCCACGGCCACGGTGGACCTTGGGGAACTGATTGTGACCCGGACGTGGAAAGAGGGGAAATCCCCCACGGTCAAGGTGACCACCCCCGAGGGCGCCGAACACAAGTCGCCGCAAGCGATTCTTGACGCCCTCACGGCCAAGGTGGGCATTGACCCGCTCGCGTTCACTCAGGTGTCCGCAAAGGAACAGATCAAGCAGCTTTTGGCGCTTGTTGACCTCCCCTTTGACCCGGCGGAACTGGACGCCGAATATGCCGAACTCTTCGCTGCACGCACGACGGCCAACCGTCGCGTGGCCGAGGTAGAGGCCCGGTTGAAAAGCTACCCAGAACCAGCCGAAAACTTGCCCGAACAAGAGGTCGACGTGGCCGAACTGGTGGACACGCTGCGGCGCATTGACTCCATCAACGCCGCCGTCACCCGCGCCAACGAACGGCTGACCGAGGCGGCGGCATCGGTCCAGTATTTCGAGGAAAAGCTGGAAGCCGCCAAAGCCGAACAAAAGGCCGCGCAAGTGGCACAAGCTGACGCCTACAACCTCGCCAAAGCGTCCCCCAACGCTGAGGAAGTCCGCGCCAAGCTGGACACCGTGAGCGAGACGAACAAGGCCGTGCGAACCGAGCAGGAACGGCAGCGCGGCATTGCTGCCCTCGCTCAAGCGAGGGCCGCCTCGGATGGGCTGAGCCGCAAGCTAAAGGCGATCCAGGACACCAAAACCAAGGGCTTGGCGGCGGCGGAATGGCCCATTGAGGGGCTGGGGTTCGACGCTGAGGGGTTGACGTTCAACGGCGTGCCGTTCAGTCAGGCATCAAGCGCTGAACAGATCAGGGTTTCCATGGCCATGGCTATGGCTGCGGCCCCGAAACTCAAGACCCTGTTCATTCGGGACGGCTCGCTACTGGACCGCAAGAACATGGCTTTGGTGGCTGAACTGGCCGCCGCGCGAGGGTATCAGGTGATCATGGAGCGCGTGGGCGACCATGACCCGGGCGCCGTAATCATCGAAGACGGAACTGTGAAAGTAGACACAAAGAAATGACCACCAAAGTTGACCCGGGCGAGGCCAAAAAGCTGCTATCCGCTGTGACCCGTGGAACAGCACGCAGCGAGCGACTGAGGGCGATAGCTGAACGCCGTTACAAGCGCGACCTCGCCCGGGCCAACGAACCGCGCCGTTTAGCGGTTCTTGCCGCCAAGAATGCTGGCATCAAACGCGAGGAAATCGCGGACGCTGCCGGGGTTTCCGTGGCCCGTCTTTACCAGATAATTGAGGGCACCCAAGACGCCTGAAACGTCAAGGGGTGGACTTGGTAAATGTCAGCCCCTTGCACTACGGTGAAACCGTCCAACACATTGCCACAACTACTACAAGGAAGTGACCCTTTGGACCTGTTCCAAGCTGCCCACCAAATGCCGGACCTGACCCGGCAAGAGGGCGCCAACGTGATCCTGGAAGCCCTCCGCCAAACATATGAAGCGCTGCCGGCGGACGCCGACATTGACCAGACCGCCCGGGCCGTCGCGCTGTGCCTGAAAGGCGACGTAAACCCCAGTGACCTGAACGCCGCCTATGACCTTTGGCTGCTGCGTCACCAAATCGCTGACCCTAACGGCGACCTCGAATATCTGCTGGACTTGCCGAACACCGAGGCCAACCGGGACCGCGAGGTGGCCAACGCTGAGGGCAACCTCATGGCCGCCGTCGCCGCCATGCTGGACAAGGCGGGGGTCAAGTGACCGCAGTAGCCGAGGGCACGGCCTACGTCGACCATTCGATCCCCGGGCACAAGCCCGGAAGCCCGGAATGGGTGAAGTACCTCACCGCCTCGAAAATCGCGGCGGTCATGGGCCACAGCACCTATGACAGCTATTTCAGCATGTGGCACCGCATGGCCGGGAACATTGACCCGGAACCCGCTGGGGATGAAGCCCTGCGCGGCCACTACCTTGAACCGTCTATTGCCAACTGGTTTGCTGACCAAATGCCCGACTATGAGGTGCTGACCACGGGCATGTGGGTGGCCAAGGACAACCCCCGCTTTGCTGCCACCCCTGACCGCTTCATGGTCCCGAAGAATCCGGGCATGCCGCTGGCGTTGGCCGAGGTCAAAAGCTCCAATAACGATTGGGAGTGGGGCGCCGAGGACACGGAAGAAATCCCGCTTGGCTACTACGACCAAGTGACGTGGCAAATGCGCTGCATCCGGACCTACTACCCGGAAATTGAGGGCGTGCACGTCCCCGTTCTAACCATCGGGCTGAACTTCGCCAAGTATTACGTCCCTTGGGACGCCGACTATGCGGAAGTCCTGGAACGCAAGGCCACCGCGTTCATGGACGCCTTGGACGCCGGGGAAGCCCCCAGCATTGACCCGCTGGACGGGCACCTGCAGACCTACAACGCAATCAAGAAATTGCACCCGGACATTGAACCGGGGTCGGTGGAACTGACCGACGCCGAGGCGCGCCCCTTCCTCGAGGCTCACCTCAAGGCCAAGGCCGCCGATTTGGAGCTTCAAGCCGCCAAGAACGTGGTGGCCATGCGCATGGGCAACCTGCAAACGGCCAAGTTCCGGGGCAAGAAAATGTTCACCCGCATATCCAAACAGGGTGGCACGCCCTACATGACGACGGCCCGGGGACTTCCCGCCGCCGATATCCTCACCGAAATGGAGAACACCGCCGCATGAGTACCGCAGCCAACGAACGCGCCCTTGCCATTCAGGACCAAGTGCGTGGACTCCTGTTGCACCACCGCCGCCAACTGACCAGCACGTTGCCCTCGCACCTCAAGGACAAGGGCGACGCGTGGCTGTCCGGGGCGCTGGCCTCGCTGCAACGTGACAACAATCTTGCCGCCGCCGCCCTCCAATCCCCGGACACCCTTGTTTCGGCACTGTCCGAGGCCGCGCAAAAGGGCTTGAACCCGGGCACCCCCGAGTATTACCTGACTTCCCGCCGGGACAAGTCCCGTGGCCAAATCGTCCTTGGCATCACCGGGTATCAGGGAGAGATTGAGCTCATTTTCCGGGCCGGGGCCGTGGCCACCATCGTGGCTGAGGTGGTCCACGAGAATGACGAATACACCTACGAGCGAGGCATCCACGACCGCCCCATCCACAAGATTCCTGGGGGCAACTTTGGCCGCGCCGCTGACCGGGGCAAGATGATTGGCGTCTATGCGTACTGCATCATGAAAGACGGCAGCGTGTCCCGCATCATCGAACACGGCGCGGACCATATCGAAAAGGTCAAGGCCGAGGCGCAAGGCGCTGACGGCAACTATTCCCCGTGGAAAAAGTGGGAAGACCAGATGTGGCTCAAGACCGCCGTCCACTCCCTCAGCAAGTGGGTGCCCACCTCTGCCGAGTACGTCCGCGAGCAGCACCGTGCCGTAGCCATTGGGGCGGCCACCGCAGTGCCGGAAAAGGCAGCCACGAACGCCGGGGGCGGCGCACCTGTTGCCGACACGCCCCGACAGGCACCCGCCAATATCAACGATGACCCCAACGGGGGCGGACAATATGAAGACCTTGGGGAGACTCAGACCGTAGACACCGGGACAGGTGAGACGTTCGGAGACGATCCAACAGCGGCGGCTTGGGGTCTTGGGGACCAGCAAGCGCAGCAACAACAGTAAACAGCCACAACGAACGAACGGAAACAGCTTAGATGTCTGGGGAAACCAACGTACTGGTAGGAACGCGCGACGCTCGCACATGGCCGCGCCACAAGACCAAGGCCGTGGCTCGCAAGGCCAAGAGGGCAAGCATTGCCCGTGCCGCTCAAGCCAAGCGCGACGCGATCAGGGGTGATCGGTAGCCATGGCCACAAGTCTGGGGATTAGGTCCACGCTGAGCCTTGGGGGTTCGGGGACCGTATCGGGCACTTCACGCGGTTTGTCCGGGGCTGGTTTGCGGCTCGCTGACAACGCGTTCCTCAAGTGCTGCCGCCGCTGCGGCTGCACCTATGAGACGGCCACCCGCCGTCAGCCAGTCATGAAGCTGTGCCAGGACTGCAAGTTCGTGTTGTCAGCCGAGGAACGCCGCGGCTACATGGACCGGGTGGCGAAATGAGCGAGGCCAAGCCGGTTTGGCGGGGCAAGGGTCCGCACAGTGTCAAGGGCACGGCCATGGAACCGGAAGCGGACAAGATCACGGCGGCTTACCGTGAAGCGCTGACTAGCGTTGCCGAGCTCATGGGGCGGCGTGAACTGTTGATTGAGAAGACCAGTTTTCTGAGGGGCAGGACCGAGTACACGCTGAATTACGCGACGTGTGGGCACCTGTCGGACCTTGAGAAAATGGCTTTGGCGCATGGTGGCATTCCCTCGTGGGGCGGCTACGTGCAAGGCATCCGGGTGACGGTTTTTACTGACTGATCACCGCTTGACCCTGCACCACACCCGTTAGACCACCACCGCACGACACAAGCACCACCAAAGGGGGGGATTCCATGCCACTGCATGCTGACGTGGAATCCCCCACTGTGTCGCGCCCACGCCCGTTCACCAGCGGGGGAAAGACGCCGCCAATGTCAGGCAAGGACACACGCGCCTACATCACCGTGACCAACGAACTATTCGACCACCCCAAGTTCAAGCGCATCAAGAACCCTTGGGCGAGGCTGCACCTCATTGAGCTTTGGACGTACTGCAACAGGTACAAAACCGATGGGGTCATTGACGAGGACGCCCTCATGGAAAAAGGGGACGACGTGGGCGAGGAACTGCTAAAGCGGGGATGGGTTCACGGACCAAACGCCGATGGGGACTACCTCATGCACGACTACCTCAAGCACCAGAAATCCAAGGCTGAAATTGAGGGGCTGACCAAGACCAGGACGGCCGCCGCCGGGTACGGAAACCACAAACGCTGGCATGAAGCCAACGAGGTTTTCGAGCCCTCTTGCGGGTACTGCACCGGGGAATTGGACCCTCCGCAGACGAAACGACGCAAAACCAGCGCTGGCCCCCATTCCAGCTAACACACAGCTAATCCCAAGAAACACACAGGAAACTCAAAGGCGATTTTTGGGCGTCAAAAACCCCTAGAATCCGCCGATCTATCGCAAATGCGATCACACATGCGATCACAAAAGTGATCACAAACCGTATCGCAAAACCGTCGCAAAACTGTCGCACCATAACCAGAACCAGAACCAGAACCAGAACCAGAACCACAACCAACAAAACAGTGCGTCTCACCTATCGCTGTTGTTGAGGTGGGGAAATCTGAAATCGTCCAGTTAGTTAACGCGCGAGCCACACCAAAACACACCACACGAGAGGAAAAACCAGAATGGAAGGCATGAGCAACGCGGCCACCGCCCTCATGGCAGCCGCCACCGTCCACCAGGGGAGGAAAACCCCACCCGCCGCCGTCAAACTCCTAGCCGACTCATTCAAGAACTGGTTGGACGAACAAGACAACGCATGGCAACGCGTCCACCGCGTCAAATGCCCCACCTGTTCAGCAGCCCCCGGCAACGTCTGCCGAGACACCCGCGACCAAGCCCCCATGACCCACCCCCACGCAACCCGAAAGGCAACAGCCAAATGAGCCATAGCCATGACACCCCCACACCAGCGCAATCCACAGCCGGGGAAAACCCTGTGGAAAACCCCGTAAACGACTTCCTCAGAGGACTGGCAGCCGGGGCCGTCACCCCAGTGGAAGCCCTGACCATGACCACCGAGCTATTGACCGGCCTCACGGAACTGGTCCCCGAGGACGCCCGGGAACGGCTCACGCGGCTTTCTGAGGCAATTACGGGTAAGGGTGACACTGACGCTTCCCGATTCCGGGAAATCGCCACACAGCGGCTCGACGCTTCCCGGTGGATGGAACAGGGGCAGAGGGCCGAGGCTAAGGCCGCCGCCATTGAAGCCATGACCCCCGAGGAATGGGCGTTGTCCGTGACGTTGCGGGAAGCGGAACAGGCCAAGAAATCCGCGGAACGGCAGGAAGCCCGGGACGGCGCAATTTGGGTGGATATCACCACTGAGGTGACCGACACCGTGCGGGTGACGAAAGAGGAAATGACCGCCGCCGGCTGGCACCATGAGAGCGAGTGCAATCTGGGGTTCACGGACGCCATGGACCCGGGAGAAGTTGCCGTGCTGGCCACGGTTACCCACCACGCTTTGCAGGACTACCACGACACGGCGCACCGGGTCACCTCGTGGGCTAACTGCCCTCATGAGCCTTGCCGGTCCTTGCCTGAACTCGCCAAGGTCTACCGGGCGGGAGGTGCCCACGCATGAGCATTCGGGAAGCGCGCGACGTTGCCGGGGTGATCCACAAGTAACCAATTTTGGGGGTGTGTGCGAAAACAGGCACGCGCCCCCATATGTTGGGACTACCAGCACTTGCCACAACGAAAGCAGCAACCCCGTGAAACTTACGCACCGTGACCACGAGTTCAACACCGTGGAACTGGCCGAGCTCCGCAGCTTCACCATCGAAACCCGCAACGGGGCACGCCTCACCGTAACCGAGAGCGCAGACGGCTCGCTCTACGTCCAAGAGGGCAGCCACCGCAGCCTCCGAATCGTGCCCGTAGTCGCCAACGCCGTCCGCCTCGAAATCGTGGACCCGTTCCTCGAGGCAGCCGCCCCCATGACCCCCATCCCAGACGTTCAAACCCTCGCCAAAGTCGCCCCGGGATCCACGGTCTACAGCATCAAAAATCGGAAATGCTGGACTTGGCACGGCGGCACCACCAGCCCCCTGTTTGCGACCACCAACATTGGATATGAGGGCGAGACATTCACGGACCTTGCCAAATTCTGGCAGTCCGAGGCGCCCCTACTACTGGCAGCCAAGCCCGAATGAAGCCCTACAACCGCGAGGCCGCCGTCGACGCACTGGCGGACATGATCAACGCCCTAGACCAATTCGGGGACAACCCAGCCCTTGTGTTCCAGGAATGCGAGCATGGCGGCGTAACCGTCGTGGATTCCGGGCAACTCGTGGCCGAGAACGTCCTAGTGACCCTCCACCCCATCATTGAGAACCAGGAACAGCTAGACGCCCTTGGGATAGGTTCCGTGGTCATAGACAGCTACCGGGACGAGCTCAACGGCGACGTTTACCGCTCCGCCCTCAGCGGGGGCCGCGTGGTCTGGTTCCAAGCCGGCCCACAAGGCGCATTCCACACCATCAAATTCCCCGCCATGGTCCTACACAAAAGCAACGGCCCCAGCGCCACGGACCTGTTCCTGCAGGGACTGATCAGCGAATGACCCAATGGGCGGCACACACGGACGGCAGCCCCGTGCACGTATGGCCGCTGAAAGACCTTGTGGAGCATGACACCGAAGACGACGACGGCGGGTGTGTCTGCATCCCACGAACCGAACCCGTACCCCGCGAAGACGGCACCATTGGATGGGTGCTAGTCCACCACTCACTAGACGGCAGAGAGGCCCACGAATGACCTACGACCTGACACCCCTGGACGGCATGCGAGAACGCGCCAAGTCCACCACAAGCCACCTGTTGCGCACCCTTAACGTGGAAGCCAACCCATTGGCCAAGGACTACGCCGTAATGCTGGACGCCAACCGGCTAAACGTGCTGGCCCTGTTCGAGAACACCAACGCCGCCGGCACCTTCCAAACCCCCGTGATCAAACTCGAAAACGCGGAAGCCATAGTGGCCGCCGCCCGGGACGCCCACACCCTCATGCGCTTGGTGGACGCGATCCGGGAGAAGTTCCAGCACGAGGCCCAACAACTGCAAGCCACGTCAGGGCAGCTATCCCGCGAGGCACTACGCCCCCACAAGTCAAAGGCAGACAAGGAATCCGCATTTGAGGACGCAGCCCGTTACCGGCACTACTCCACATGGGCGGACAGTGTTGTGCGCACCCTAGACAAGCTCATTTCCGAAATCCTGAACCCGGAAGGCCCCAAGTCATGACCCTTGACCACCTCACAGACCCCCAAGGCATCAAAGCCACCGTGAACGCGATTTATGACGGCGGACGGCAACACCCCCTAGCCAACCTCGCGCGCATAATCGACGGCGCAATATCCGACGCCCAATTCCAAGGGCTTGCACAGTTCGACGTGGCCCGGTGGGTGGCCCACGTGATCACCGAGGACCAGAAACTGCGCCTTGCTGAATTCGATAAGACCGCGCCCCACGGCAAACTTGTGGCCAACCCCAGCATGGCCAAGCCTGTTGGCGGCATCGTTCCAGACAGCTACCTTGCCAACCTGCCCGTGTTCGACCTCAGCAAGGAAGCCATTGCCGAGGTACTGGCCCCCAACCCGGGACCGGCAGCCCGGGCAATCATCCAGGAAATGGGGCCGGGAGAATTCCAACGCCTCAAAGACAAGCACCTGACCCCGCCAACCACTGAGGCACCAACCAAGTCAGCGACCACCCCAGACCCCAAGCTAAGCCCCGAGGCGCTGGGCATGATCCAGCAAGCCCCCCGGCCCGGGCTGTGGGACTTCCTCAAAGACTTACCCACGCTGCCCCCGGTCAAGACAGGCGACCAGCCAAGCATGTTTGAGGCGTTCAAGGCCGGGAAGCTGACCTACGGGGAAGTGCCCGAAATGCCGCCGTTCCCCAAAATGGCCTTTGACCTGATCCCGGCCATGCCCGAGGAAATCAAAGCGAGCTTGGACGCAGCCGCCGAACAGCTACGCGAGGGCATGGAACAGGCAGCCAAGCACGTGCGTGAAAAGATCACCGCCGCGCAAACCGAGGCAGCCAGGAAGCTGCTGGCCGAACAACCCCACGAACACATTTACGGGCGCGGGTCCAACGGGATATGCCGGATATGCGGCCACGAGTCCAACAGCCGCCGCGCGAGGGCCAAGCGCCGCGCAATCCACAACGAACAAGCCAAAGCCGCCCGTCAATACCCGCAGCACCAGCGCGGGGAAACTGTCACGGCGTCCAGCATCGGCCCTGACGGGGCACGCATCACCAAGCGCGGCACCGTACTGAACCCAGCAGACCACACGGGCATGGTTGGTGTTGTCTGGGAGGACCAGGAACCCGGCACCCACTCAGCGGTCCACGTCCTGTCCTTGAGCGCCCCCGCGTCCCGACTCCACGAGGCGCTGAAAGCGAAAGGCGACGGCGGCGAATGACGGCGAAAATTCAAGAGGCCATTTACGCGCACTGTAAGCCGTGTGACGTGCGCAGCGAGGTGGGCATAACCCGGGCTGAGGCCAACGCATGGGCGCACGAACACAACGTAAATGAGCATGCCGAGGACGACCGCCCCAAGTGCCGGCACTGCGGCCACACCATTTGGCAGAAAAAGCCACAGTCCGAGTGGAAGCACACGGACGGGCGCGCCAAAGGCAAAACCTCATGCGACCTACTGGGGCCACCATACTCATGGGCGGAACCCGAGTGACCTGGGACATTGCGCGCGCGCTGCTGTTTGCGTCCGTTCTCGCGTTGACTGTGGCCGGTTGGCTGACGTTCTTTGAACTGGTGACCTCCAAAGCGGTGCCACTCGCTAACTGGAAGTCCCGGGGCGCTGCTATTGCGTTCACGGCTGGGGTGCTGCTGGGCATTGTGTCATTCCTCGTGGGGCTTGCCCGGTGACCGATGAACTGCCGGGGCTGTGGGGCGATCCCGAACCGCCCCCAGCCCCGCGAGCTCTGCCGGTGTCGTGGGACGGTATCCCCATGGAATGGCGGGAATGGCACGCTGAGAACCAAATCACGATATGCCCGCCCATCCCCCGCGAGCCGTGCCCCCACTGCGGCTTTGACGACGCGCCCCGGTCCATGTGCCGGGGCGTCCGGGTGGGTTCCAGGCTGCTGGGGCCACTCTTTGCGTTCCGCTGCCAAGCCTGTGGCGGCGACACCGTGCACGACCTCCAAGCCGGCGATACATGGATCCTTGAGCTAGACGACTACGGGCCGGAAGGGTCCAACAACGTCAGGATCATTGACTAAAACAGGCACGCCCCGGGAGACACTGAGAATATGACCACTCCGATAAGCCCCAAGGCTGCCAGGGCGCTTCACGATGCTGGCGTTCCGGGCGTTCCGCCGTTCGTGGCCCTCGCCGGTAGGCCGGTGCTGTCCAAGCAACTGTTCCCGCCGCCGCTGACCACCGACTGGCGCCGCATCCCCCTGACCAAGTGCCCCGAATGCCCCAAGCTCATGCCAGCCCATCAAGAAAGGTGCAACGCCCATGTTTGAGCCTGAACCCAAAGCCGAGGTGGAGAAAACCACCGTGCCGCGTCGCTGGCGCGCCTACTGCGAAACCCACCAGGACGGCTGGAACGGCACCAAACGCACCGCCGAGAAATGGGCTGCCAAGCACAACGCCGAACACCACAAGGAAACCCATGTTGAGCCTGACGCGTAAAGAACGGGAACGTAACCTCGTTTGCCAGCACTGCGGGCGCCGCCTGATCCGCAACACCAGCCCCCAGCCCCGATGGGCGCGCGCAATGCCAAGGCCCGAATGGCTGCACAACGCCAAGGACTTTGACCCGTCCAAGCCCATTGACTGCTTCACCCCCGAGCCCAAGAAAGACTGACCATGCCTGAATTCGCCACAGCACGCCAACGCATCAACGAGTTTTTGCGGCAACAAAAGGCGTTGCACCGCACCGTCATTGTTGACGTTCACACAGACCCCAACGCGCATATGGCCGCGCTCACCGTGCCTGACCTTGAGGAAGTCCTGCAGACCAGCACCGGGCTGGATTCCTGGACGTACTTCTACGCGTTCCACGCCGCGTTTGCCGCCCTCCGATCCCATGAGACATGGCGCATGGCACGAGGCGAAGACCTGACCGGCAACGGCAAGAACATTTCCCACAAAGTCACCTGTGTGGGCTGCCCAACCGGCTGGCACACCTACGCGTTGAGCGCGGAAGACGCCCGCGAGCTATTCACCGGCCACCAAGCCAACATTGTGGCCACCCACTTGCGTGACGCCTTCCAGAACCCCGACAAAGCCGAGGAAGAACGCCTGATCCTTGACCTGGCATGGCACGAAGGCCGGGACGCTTCCGGCAGCGACGCAAGCCCCTACGCACCAGAGGAAGACTAAATGACCGCCACAGCTATTGCCGCCGCCCTGAAAGCCCACCCTGACTGGGGATTCCGCATGCTTGAGAACCGGGTTACGTGCACCGGCCCGGGTTGCGATTGGAAGCACGACGACGCGGGACTCAGTGAGCCAGCTGAAAAGCTGTTCCGTGCCCACCTGGCTGAGGAAATCAGCAAAGCCGTGACCGGCGCACCCGTGGAGCTCACCACCAAGCCACTGACCATGAACAGCACGCAGCGCGAGGAAATGCTGAGGGGCTTCAACTTCGACGTGAAAGCCGGCAAGCTCACCCTTGTGCATGACCAAGGGCTATACCGGCACATCACCTTCCGGCCCCGATCCGGTAATTTCTGCTGGTTCGACATCATCACCAGCCCTGGGCAACTCACCATCAGGGGCGACATGGGCGACTACGTGTTCGCCCGGGAACCGGACATGCTCCGCGATTTCTTCCACCGCAACGTGAACCCCAGCTATTGGGCCGAAAAAGTGCTTGCCCAAGACGTGAACAGCCCCGTGAGGGAATACAGCTTCGACAGGTTCAAAGCAAGCGTCCTGCACGATTTCTGGTACGACCGCGAGAACTACACGCCCGAGGAAGCCCGGGCGCTGTGGGAGGAAATCCGCACAACCGGCCCCCTGGATGACTACGCCGATAACCAGCACATCAACGGCGCCATTGATACCCTCCAAAACTTCCGCGCCGAATCGGTGTCCGGGTTCCAGTTCGACACCCACGGATATGAGGATTTCGAGGACTACGGCCACCACTTCCTTTGGTGCTGCCATGCGATCTTGTGGGCCGCCCGTGCGTATCGTGAACATGACCAAACCAAACAGCCGAAAGAGGCCACCCCATGACCATTGCCCCAATCACCCAAGCCGAAATAGACAACGTGGTGGTGACCCGCGAGGGCAGCACCTTGCGCGCCACCACGGACCTGCTCAAGGTCACTGCGTCCATGGAGGACAGCCCCGCAACCATCCGGACCCGGGCAACCCTCCTGTTGGCACTTGCCAACTACATTGACAACCCTCCCTTGCCGCCCTTTGAGTTCCCCAAGAGGCACGCGGCCGTGATAGTCGCCAACACCCCCATGATTGACGGGCGCACCTACCCGGCCCGGTTCACCCGCATTGAAGATAGCGGCTGGTTCAGCGCCGCCTACGGCTGGAAAACCGAGGACGCCCTACGCCGCGACTTTGAAAACCTCCGCGTAGTCTTCGAGGGCGTGGAACCGGACCCCACCATTGAGGGCGAACCACCCGCCCCCGGCGAGCAAGCCGTAACCGAATAACCCAAAAGCCCCGTGACGCATCCCACACTGTCGCGGGGCTTTTGCATACCCTCAGCCCACCAGCGCAAGACAAAAGAGGTTGAGACATGGCAAAGACGCCCCACCGAGTAGTCCACCTAACCAAGTGCTATGACTGCGCCACCCTCGTGGAAGAACCAGTCCGGGGCGCATTCGAGATAGCCCTATGCGCCAAACACCGGGACTGTGTTGGCTGCCCAATTCGGGCACTCCCGAAAAAACAGGCACAAGTGCTGACACTGTTGGACTATGACAACCGAACAGACCCCGAACAACCCCAAGCCGCGTAAACGCCAATACCTTGTGACCATTGAGGGCGAGGACATGGACCCGGAAGACCTCCAAGGCGTCGTGAACCTCGCACTGATCGACGGCGGCGCCACCGTGGAAGCACTCCCGGGCAATGTGGGCGGCATGCCCTTGCTGTGGGACGTGGACGCGCCCCCGGGCACCCTTTCCGTGGTCAACTACCAACAGCCCAACCCCTACGGTCATGTGGAAGTAGTCCAGGAAGACGGCACAAGCCGCCCTGTTGAGCCGGGGGAAATCCTGACCAGCGAGGGGCTACAACGGGGATTCACTCACCCGCAACGGTTCAGCGTGGAAACAGAAGACGGCGGCATCATTGGCAGGTTCCGCACCCGCGAGGAAGCCGACAAAGCCGCCGAACGCTGGAACCAGCAAGACACTGTGAACGAGGTATACCCCGCGACCGTGCGCGACCTCAGAGAGGAAACCACCAATGCGGACTGAACCACTGCCCCACGAAGACCCGGTGCTGTTTGAACTCGCACGGGACATTTTCATTGCGGACAACGCCGCTGCCAGGTTCCCCCACAAGGAATGGGAGGAAGTCCGCGAAACCCACACAGCCTACGCGTTCGGTATCGCCGCCGGTCTGATCCGACGCGGCTACCACAAGAACGACGTTGTGCGCGTGGAGGAAGTCCGGACCATCATTGGCGACCTGATCGACCCGGACCCGTGCGACAGGGACCACGGCGGCGGCTGCCAAGCCCATGGATACATTGGCCTTGGGCTGTCCGCGACGTGCCCCCAGCAAGTCGCCAAGGACTGGCTGGAAGCTCACCCGGGTGGGGACGCTGCCAAGGATTGAGCGCATGAAAGACCAAGAACAAGAGGAAAGAATGGGAATGGATCGACTACTAACCCTCGTGGCCATGCTGCTGGCCCTCGCCGGAATGCTCGCCCTGTTCGTGGCCGCCATATGGGTGGGGGACTGGCGATATGCCCAACTCGGTGGCCTCGCCGCCCTCGTGGCGTTCGGCTTCATGGTCCTAATGGGCCACCTCACCGTGAAAGCCGAAAAACAAGCACGCAAAGCGGGACAGTAGAACCATGGACAAACAACACCCCGACATTCCCACCACCTCACCCCTGCAAGCCGACGCCATAGGCATGTTTGAGGTGGTAAAGGCCATGACCGCCGCCGGTTTCACCGAGGACCAAGCCTTCCGCTATATCGCCATACGCGGCGCCACCCTTGACAAGGCACCCAAGTGCCCCCACTGCGGCGGTGACGTGTGAACGTCCGCGACTTCGACCCTCGCCCCGCCGGCGACGTTGTGCCCGATCCGTTCGTGGAGGGCACCACGAACAGGTGGATGCCCTTTGACCCCATCCAAGCCGCCACAGCCTACCACGCGGCCCGGGCGTGGGCTTACTACCAGCAAGTAGACGCAGAGCCAGGAAACGTGAACGCCGCCGCGCTGCTGGTGACTGAGTACCACGTCGCAAGCCTCTACTATGCGTTGTGCACTTCCAGCGCATCCCCCAAAGCCCTAACTGGCTTCAATAAGGGCATGCGGGAACGCCCCGAAACGCTACGCCACAACATCCGGCACATACTGGGCTACGTGGGCGTGGACCCCCGCGACATTGCCCCGTTCAAATCCCGGGAACGCATCCAACGCGAGACGCTGGAAAAGCTGCATCAAGACCTGATTTACCACGCAGCCCATGAGGGTGAGGCCGTGGAAGTGCGCGGCCCACATGGCTGGTACGACGTAGCCCCCGTGATCATGGGCGCCCTTTACCCCGACGCCCGAAAAGGCGACCCCGCCCACTTGCCCGAAATCCGGGCCAAGCTCACCAAAACCACAGAACAGGAACCCACCGAATGACCAACTGCATTGACCTGATCAAGGAAGCACGCCCGGAAGCCCCCAAGGGTTCGTTCTACTCGTGCCCCCATGGCCGCGTGTACCGGCTCAAGGCCAAGGGCTGGAAGCCTGTTAGGAACCCGTGGCTTATCCGCCGTGTGGAACGTGAATGCCGGGAAGCCATGCTGGAACGCGCCTTTGACGAGCTCGCCCGTGTTTGCGAGGCCGCCGCCGCCCGGGCCGACGCGGAAGCCGACCGCGAAGCACGCGAGGACGCCAACAGGCTGCACAACGCCAACGAACGCGCCAAAGCCAGGGCTGTCGTGGACGCCCCGGACCCCAGCATGCCCCGTGAGGAACACAAACGCCGGGTTCTGCGGGTCTTCCACGCAGCACGCCGGGGCGGCAAGACCTACAACGAGGCCGTGGACTACAGCGTGGAGCGCTACGCCGAGAACAACCACCTGAACAAGCACACGGTCCACAACATGCTGTTGGAAGCGTACAACGACACCCAAGAGGGCACCCCGCGCGTGTCCTTGGTCAAAGACGACGGCACAGACAAAACCCCAGACGAAATCCGGGCCGAGGCCGGGGCGATCAACGCAGCCGCGGCCAACAGGCGCGCCGAGACAGCCCAAGCATTCGAGGGCGGCAAGCTCACGGACGAAACACCCGTGAACGCAATCAAGGTGGAGCTATCCCCCGCCGTGGCCGTGGCCGCTGACGGAACCCGCCGCCCCGCTCCAGTAATCACCGTGGACGGCAGCCCGGACCTTGCCGCCGTCCGCAAGGCAGCCGCCAACGTCGTGGCCCGAGAACAAGGCCAGTGGTTGCGGTGATCAACCTCTGACCCGTGTTAATCTGTAGACCTCCTTTCTGGTGAATGTGGGGCTGCTAGGAAAACCCCCGGTGTGTGGACGCCGGGGGTTTTTCGCTGCCCACCGGCGAGCCCCGAACAAAACAGGCACGCACCCGCGGACAATGGAAACATGACCCACACACCCATGATTGAGGAAGTCTGCGCGCTCATAGCAGCGAACGGGCACACCCTCCCGGCGGAACTCACCAGCGCCGAACTGTTCGCCGGTTACGGCGGCCTCGCCCAAGCAATCGAACGCGGATTCGGTGCGCACACCATCTGGCTTAGCGAGTTCGACGCTGCCCCCGCTAAAATCCTCGCCCACCACTGGCCCGGGATCCCCAATCACGGCGACGTGACCAAGATTGATTGGGCCACCATGGAACGCCCCAACATCATGGGCGGCGGGTTCCCCTGTCAGGACGTAAGCCTTGCCGGACGCCGCGCCGGCCTCACCAACGAAACCCGGTCAGGGCTATGGTTCCACTTCCTCAAAGGAATCGTGGCCCTACAGCCCGAATTCGTCCTATTCGAGAACGTCCGGGGCATCCTTTCCGCCAAGTCCGTCAGGGACATGGAAAGCACCCCAGAAACCCTTGAGATAGACAGCGAGCTTTTGGAACTCACGACCCGCCGCGAAACCCTCCACGCAGAATTGGACGCGATCTATGACGAACTTGACCATGCAGAACTCAACGCCGTTGAAAGCCGAATTTCTGGCCTCCTGGAACAACGAGACAGGGCTATGGGAGGGGAACCAGATGGACCTATTCAGCGGGCACTCGGAACCGTTCTCGGAGACTTGGCCAACGCAGGGTATGACGCGCAATGGTGTGGCCTACGCGCTGCCGACGTGGGCGCCCCCCATGGGCGCTTCCGCGTTTTCGGACTCGGAATCCGACGCGACCTCCTCAACCCTGCTAAAGACACCAACTAGCCAGCTAGCCGTAAACGGTGGCAGCCAGCACCCGGACAAGCGCAAAGCCGGGGGCCACGGCCCAACACTGGCCGATGAAATCGAACACGCCCTGCCAGCCGTGGAGGAAGTGCCCGAATCGTCCCTACTGCTCACCCCCGTTGCTGCTGAGGGCGTGAAGCCGTCCAACACCATGGGAGTGAACCGGCGGCTGTCCACCGGGCAACTGTTCCTCACCAACCAAGTGGTCACCATCATGGGGTTGGACCCGTCCGAACAAGACAAGATTCTTCCCACGCCTCGCGCGTCCGATGGGCTGGCAGGACCGGACCCCTTGGAACGCCCCGAGCGCATGGACGATATCGCCACCCGGGTGAAGCGCATTACCTTGTTCCCGACGCCCACGACTCAGGAAACCAAGTCGGGGCCGTCGCAAGCGAACCGGAACACGCCCCCGCTCAATCATGTGGTCACGGACCTGCTGCCCACCCCCATTGCCTCTGACGGCAAGGGAACAGGCCCTGCAGACGCCAAACGCGAGACGGTCCAACTGCGTGCGATCACCGAGCTTTTGCCGACGCCCAAGGGCAGCGACGGGGAAAAGGGCGGCCCGAACCAGCGCGGGTCCAAGGGTGACTATGCCCTTCCCGCCGTGGGGCACCTCTTGCCGACCCCGGCAGCCAACGACAGTGGCAACACCCCGGAAGAACACCTGCGGAAGAAACCCGGGCGCACCCAAGTAACCAGCTTGCAAGTCATAGCCGACCACGGCCTCATTGAAACCGGGGGTAAGGTTCTGCCCACTCCTGTTGGTTCGGAAATCTCCGCTGGCGGGGAACGCGAGGGGCAGCTGTCCGGTGAAGCCAACACCGTGAACTGGGGCGCCTACGCCCCGGCCATTGCCCGGTGGGAACGGGTCTGCGGCATCCTGGCCCCTACCCCCACAATCCCGACCGGGCGGGACGGCGCGCAACGCCTCAACCCCGCCTTTGTGGAATGGATGATGGGCTTGGAACCCGGCCACGTCACCGGGGTGGATATCCCCCGCTCTGCCATGCTCAAAGCCCTTGGTAACGGGGTTTGCCCACAGCAAGCCACCGTGGCTATCAACCACCTGTTGGGCATGTTCGTGCGAGCCTACGGACTGACGGCATGACATACTGGCGTAGCTGAACGCACACAGCACCTAACAATGCGAGGAAAGCCCCCGACTGAACCCCGGGGGCTTTCTGCTGCGCAAAAACAGGCACAACCCGGGACAGAATGGACTCATGCCACTTTGCCCCCCATGCCAGGAACTCTATGACGGCTGGCTTGAGTACAAACAGCCGGCCACCAAATGGGTGCACCTCAACAACGAGGCACGCAGCATTGAAGCCCGGAAAGCCCGAATCCAAGAAACCCGCGACCTGCAACGCCAACAGCTAGACATGATCCGTGACACCTGCAATCGCAAACACCAAGAAAGTGAAGCCGTGACCCTAACCCCCGAGGAAACCCAAACCGTAGTAGACGCCCTAAACGCTGACAACGAAATCCCGATGCCAGCCCCGGAAATCCACTACACAGACAGCAACGTGACCCTGTGGCATGGCGATTGCGTGGACGTGCTGCGTGGCCTCCCCGATAACAGCGTCGACTCAGTGGTCACAGACCCGCCCTATGGAATCCGGTTCATGGGCAAATCGTGGGACGGCGAGGACATTGAGGAAATGACCGCCAAGCGCCGCGCCGCCGCCCCCATGCCGGACGGTGTAGGCGGCCCGAACGGCGGTTACCAGTCAGCCAGCACCGAGGCCGGACGCTACCGGCAGAACCTCACCGCTAACCAAGCCTTTGGCGAATGGTGCCTCGAGTGGACCCGCGAGTGCTTCCGAGTCCTGAAACCCGGCGGCCATATCCTCGCGTTCGGCGGTTCCCGCACATGGCACCGCCTCGCGTCCGCCGTGGAAGACGCCGGGTTTGAAATCCGCGACTCAATCGCATGGCTCTACGGATCCGGGTTCCCCAAGTCCATGGACATTTCCAAAGCAATCGACCGCATGCGCCACGAGGGACCGGAAAAGCTCAAAGTCACCTCCTGGCTTGCTGATCAGGCAGACAAGAACGGCGTCACCCGGGCCATGCTCGACGCGGCCATGGGAACCAGCGACATGGGCGGCTGGTGGCTGTCCCGACTGGAACACCGCTGCCAAGTGCCAACCATGGAGCAAATCCCCCGGGTACTGGAAACCCTTGGCGTGGCATCCGAGGACGTGCCCGAGGATATCCAAACCCTGATATTCGAGCTCAACGGCGCCAAGGGCACCCCCGGCAAGGCATGGCTGGAACGCGAGGTAATCGGGCAACGCGAAACAGGGGACGCGCTGGGCTGGCTGCAACAGACCGGCAGCACCGCCAAGACCGTGGACGTGACCGCAGCGCACACCGAGGCCGCGAAAAAGTGGGAGGGCTGGGGCACCACCTTGAAGCCGTCCTTTGAACCCGTGGTGGTGGGCCGCAAGCCCATGCGGCTGACGACGGCGGCCAACGTCATGAAGCACGGCACCGGGGGCATGAACATTGCCGCAACCCGGGTGGGCGGCGAGGAACGCACCAACAAAGCCGGCGGGGCTTCCAGCCTGTCAGCGGTCACCCGCGTGGAACAGGGCTACCGGGACACTGTGAGCGAGTGCGAGGGCACCGAGTCCACCGTTTCCGGGCGCTGGCCAACGAACGTGATCCTGGACCCGTTCACCGCGGAACTGCTCAACGAACAAGAGGCCAACGCCGACCAGTTCTTCCCCGTGTTCCGCTACAACCCCAAAGCCCCGGCCAGTGAGCGCCCCAGCTATGACAAGGCCGGCGGCAGCGGCGGCACCATTGCGGCCATGCGCTGCACCGGCTGCGGCAAGCAAGACCTGTCCGGCACGCCCTGCACTTGCGAGAACCCCACATGGGTGCGCGACCTTGGCAATAAGGTGTCCCACCCCACCGTGAAGCCCTTGGACCTCATGCGCTGGCTTATCCGCCTCGTGACACCCCCGGGCGGCACCGTGCTGGAACCGTTCGCCGGGTCCGGCACCACAGCCGAGGCCGCCGTCATGGAGGGCATGCAGTGCATAGCCATTGAACGCGAGGCCGATTATCTGCCCCTGATCCGGCAACGCCTCGAAAAGCCCATTGAAGTGGCGCTGTTCCAGGTATGAGTAAGTGCGAGAACTGCGGCGTGGAACTGAACGCGGACGGCACCCGCCACCACAACGACATTCTGTTCTGCGCTTTCGCGTCAACGCCGTTTGACTGGTACGACTGGCGGACGGCAAAACAGGCACCAACGCCCATAAGCTCGGAATAAGCCACAACGAAAGGAACCACCATGATTGAAAAGACTTTCCCCGACGCCGGGACCGTCCCCGAGTGGATACAAGAGGGCGGCACCGTCGCCGTTGTCCAGAACGTCCGATACGGCCCCGGCACCCGGGTTGAAAAGGGCTTTGTGGAGCGCCTGACCAAAACCCAGGTAGTCCTGAATGACGGGCGCCGGTTCAACCTAAAGAACGGGTTGCAAGAAATGGGCGCAAGCACACGCGACGCGTGGGGGCCGGGTCCACTGTTCCTTGCCGACTGGGAAAGCGCAGCCGTCAAGGAAGCCTTGCGGGAACAATTCATGCGGAACACCGCCACCGCGATTGCTCAGAAAGCGCGCGCTTTCGAGCAAGCACCAGACGGCAAGAAAGCCAAGGAACTCATTGGGCTGCTGATCCAATGGGCGAAACACGACGGCATGGAGGTGGAGGAACCCCATGGCGGGGTGTAGCTGCGGCCCGGGCGGCAAGGGCGCACCGTGGTGCGCCCTCCACCGCTGTGATTGCAACATCATGTGTGGCCACCGCGGCTTTGTTCGGCCCCATGTGTTCGCCCCCGGGGAATCATGCGGCGGAAACGATGTGACATGGCGGGAACGCCGCGCCGGCGGCAATTGCCGGGTCCACGAAACCAGCGAGGAAAGGCCAACCAATGCGTGACCAACACACCGTCAGGGTCCGGCTGTCGTTGACATTCGAGGAACTGGACAAAAACGGCACAGTGGTGCGCCGGTCAACTGACCGCTTTGGAGTCAGCCACGACTTGTCCACCACCAGCGAGGTCAGGGCACGCTTTCCGCACATGCCAGCCACCTACGCAGCTAACAAGGTGGGCCACAGTGTCGCGGACGCCCTGAACCAAGCCTTGCCGCCATTCCTTGACGGCAAGACCGGGGAAGCGTTCTGCCCCTCCACCATCCACGAGGGCAAAGAGGTGCCGGCACCCGTGGGCGGCCTGTTCATCAACCATTGGAACCCGGAACGCAACACCCGGGTCTGGTATTGCGTGGAATGCGCCGAAATGGGAGAACTCACGGGCTTATTCGAGCGAGACAAGGGCAACGAAAGTGGCAACTGAGGTCTACACCCCGGAAATCGTGTGGGGTCACTCCATGAACCCGGATATTCAGATCGACAGGGACGGCAAAACGTGGCTGTTCATTGAAACCCAATACGGCAAGTACAAGGCCGACCATGCCACCGTGACCGCGCCGCCGTTCTCCGATTTCGCGGACCCCATCACCCGGACCATGGGCTTTGACCCCGGCAAGATCGACACCAGCCGGGTTAGCTGGGGCGCGCACATAGCCAGGGACGGGCTAGGCGTGCCGTTCCAAGCCGGCCCACTCCGGTTTGACGTGCTGTGACCGCGAAACCCGGCCCCCGGCCCGTAACGAACCCCTACCAAGACCCCCGTGGCCGCGCACTGGTCAACGGAATCATCAAGCGAAAGAGAGAAAGAGACAATGACCGAGAATCTGGACCCGGCGAACGCACCCCTGAACCCGGCCCCGGTGACACTGCCGGAAAACGGCGACGTGGTGCTGTACCTCACCAAGACTGACGGGGCAGAGGTTCCCGCCATGGTCAATGCCGTGTTCCCCGAGCACGGGCGTGTCAGTCTGCGCATCTTCAACCCGCAACACGTCGCGGAAGACCCCATCGACGCCGAACAGCTGGTTATCCCGGATGCTGTCACCTACCTGCCAAGTGGTTCGGGGTTGCCCGAACCGGGCCGTTGGCGCCACCGCGACTAAAACAGGCACGCGGCTGCTTACGGTGGGAATATGACCACTTACCCGCAGCCCTTGCGTGAACTCGCCGCCCTCGTGAGCTCCACGCAGCACACATGGACCACCGAGGACGAACTACAACACTCCATAGCCGAAACCCTCAAGGCCGCCGGCCTAGACGTTACCCGCGAGGTGACCCTAGACGGCGGCCTTGGGCGCGTCGACCTCATGGTCGGCAAGGTAGGCGTTGAGGTGAAAATCAAGGGTTCGTGGCAGCAACTCACCCGGCAAGTCATGCGCTACGCCCGGGCCGAGGAAATCAAAGCCCTATTGGTGATCACCACCAAAGCAGCGCACGCCAAGCACGTCCCCGTGCAAGCGTTCGGGGTGCCCATCCTGACCGTGTTCCTGGACGGTGCATTTTGAGCCTCGCGCAACTCGAATTGCCGCTAACCCCCGCCCGGACCTACGGCACCTATAGCTACCAGCAAACCAACAAACGCGGCTTGTGGACCCTCAAAATGGAACCCGCCGTCGCCATGCGCGCCAAACGCATCTTTGGCCGGGTCCGATGGGTGAACCCCGGCACCGTGGAAATGTGGGACACCTTGGACGTGGCCCGTGACCTCGAATGGCTGCTTGAGCGCTGGCCCATGACCCCGGACAGCCCCGAAGCCGCGCAACGGCTCTACAAATCCGCGAGGGCACACCGCCGCCGCGAGGAAACCATCCAACAGGTAGTGACCGGCCAACGCCGCCTAGAGCTACCCCGCGACCCCGCGAAAGCGCCCCGCGATTACCAGCTAGTTGCCGTGGACCTCTTGCGCCAAACAGGCCGGTTGCTGCTGACCGACTCCCGAGGGCTGGGCAAAACCTACACGGGGTTGCTCAACGCCACCCACGAGGACGCCCTGCCCATGCTGGTGGTGCCCCCGGCGCACCTCCCGGGCCGGTGGGCGCTTGAGGCCGCCGAATCGTTCCCGTTCCTGCGCGTGGAGATAGCCAAGCGAGGCACCCCACCAGAGAACTGGACCGCCAAGGACATGCCCGACGTCATGATCGTGCCGTATTCCAAGCTGGCCAGGTGGACTGACTACCTCGCCGGGAATATCCGCGCAATCGTGTTTGACGAAGTGCAAGAACTCCGCACGGGCAAATACACGCAGAAAGGCACGGCCGCCGCGTTCCTCTGCCAAGACACCCCTTACCGGCTGGGGCTGACGGCCACCCCCATTTACAACTACGGCGGCGAAATCTGGAACATTCTGGACATACTGGCCCCCGGGGAACTTGGCACCTCCGATGAATTCACCCGCGAGTGGGGTTCATCGTCCTACAACGGCAAGACGCTGATCAAGGATCCCGCAGCGCTTGGCGGGTACTTGCGCGAGCAAGGGCTAATGCTGGGCCGGAACCGCAAGGACGTTGGCCGCGAGCTACCCCCGCACGTCACCGTGCCCGTGACCGTGGAAAGCAACCCGGAAGCCCTCGAAAAGGTCAAGGGCGACGCCCAAGCCATGGCCAAGCTGATCCTGGCCGCCGACACCACCAGCTTTGACCGCATGAAAGCCGCCGGCGAACTGGACTGGAAGCTCCGCGAGGCAACAGGCATTGCCAAAGCGCCCTACGTGGCCGAGTTCGTGCGCCTATTGCTGGAATCGGAGAACAAGGTGCTGCTGTTCGGCTGGCACCGGGCCGTGTATGACATTTGGCTTGACCTCTTGGCCGAGTTCAACCCCGTGCTATACACCGGCAGCGAGTCCGCCACGCAAAAGGACGCCGCAGCCAAAGCGTTCATTGAGGGAGACGCCCGGGTGCTGCTCATGTCCTTGCGCAGCGGGTCCGGCGTGGACGGGCTGCAGGAAGCCTCCAAAGTGTGCGTGTTCGGGGAACTCGACTGGTCCCCCCAAGTGCACTTGCAAGGCATCGGGCGGCTAGACCGCGACCCCGCAGACCCCAACGTCGACCTGGAAGCCGTGGAGCCCACCGTGGCCTACTACCTGACCACCGAGGACGGCAGCGACCCCGTTCTCATGGAAACGCTAGGCATCAAACGGAACCAATCCGAACCCATGCTGAACCCTGACGGTAAGCTCACCAGCAACGCCGCACCTGACACCGGGCGAGCTCGCGCGCTGGCCCTCCAAATACTGGGAGACACCAAATGATCAAACTCTTTCGCCGCCGCCGCTACGTCGTGCAAGCATTCCACCCGGAAGGCTACGCACCCAACACTGAAAAGCGGTTCTACGAGGCTTATCAAGCAGACGACTACATGTCCATGGTCCGCCGTAGCTACCCCTGGACTGAGTTCGTGGTCAGGGACCGTAAAACCGGCGCGGTGAGCCGCTACTATCACATTCCCCGTGCACGCTGACACATGGCCCCGGGACGCCGCCGGCAACATACGCATGGTGCTGTATGTTGCCGGTCCCATGACCGGGCTTCCCGACTACAACCGCCCCCAATTCAACGCCGTAACCGAGGAACTTAGACGCCGCGGCTACTACGTGTTAAATCCGGCACGGCAGCCATTAGGTTTGGAATATAACGACTACATGAGGCGCGGACTGTACGACGTGCACCGATCTGACGGGCTGGCATTGCTGCCCGGATGGGAGGACTCAAACGGCGCCCGTATCGAACACCGACTAGCCCTGAAAATGGGGCTGGAATGCAAACCCCATGACGAATGGGAAAACCTCTATGAAAGGCCACAACTATGAGCCACGACCCCATCAAGGCATACCCCACCTACCTGAACGCTGACAGGACGCGCGCCCTGCTGATCAACGCCCACGCAGACGGAGGCGTGTTCCTCAAGCTCTCCACCATCAAGGAAAATGGCCACACGCAGCTTGGCAGCATCCTGTTGGACCACGGCAGCATTGCCCACGTCCTCTTTGAAATCGCCGGCGGTAACGCCACGGACCAAGACCTTGAAGACGGCAAAGCACTGGCCATGGAACTTGAGCTTGGCCACCAAACCCGGGACAACCTCGCCACCCTCGTGCGCCGCGCCCTCCTGGCCCTCCACTTCCACCAGCACGGCGCCCCCGGCGAACCCGTGGAAGCCCCCGCCAACAGCACGCCCAACCCGTCCCCGGAAACCCTCCAAGACCCCGACTATGACCCCACCGCTGAGGCCATTGTCGACGGCGACACCATCCACCCCGAGGAACCCAACATTGTGGCAGCCCTCGCCCGGGAGAACGCCGAACTGCGCCAAAAGCTGGCCGCCATTCAGTCCCTCACCACCCCCGCGGAGGACTAGCAATGGCCACAGAAAAGCGCCCACCAGCACGCAAACGGATTCACCCCGACTCCGAACCCGCCGGGGCATGCATCAACCCCGATTGCTGCGCCCTTGTCCGCACCAACGGCAATGTGACCGAGGAAACCCGCATGATGAGGCGGCGCCGCGCCAACGGCTCATGCGAAGAATGCGGCAAGAAAGGCTACACCCCAGAACGCGGCTTTGACCCTGACAAGCTCTCAGACAAGATGCTATTCGAGGGCTTCCAGTGGACCCCAGAACTGCTCAAAGACGCCGTGCAAGAGGCCATGGGGGAGTTGTTCCATGATGCTGCATAACCCGCCCCTCACCATCGTGGCCACTGTCCCCATGGTGGACTTGCTCAACGCCAACCAGCGCAACCACTGGGCCAATTCAAGCCCCAAGGTCAAGACGTTGCGCGAGCAAGGCGGCTGGCTCATGAGAGAACGCCACAAAGGCCGGAACTACTACTTCGAACGGTGCCATATCAACTGCACCGTGTATTTCCCGGCCAAAGACCGCAACCGCGACACCATGAACTACTACCCCACCAGCAAAGCCCACGTTGACGGATTCATTGACGGCAAACTAGCGCCGAATGACCATGAGGGCTTTGTAATCGGCCCCCACCTGTGGCCCACCGCCGAACTGTCCGGCATCCGAGGCGTAGCCAAGTTCGTCTACCAAATCACCCATCTGGACAGCACCTATGAGTGACCACATAGCTGCCATACGCGCCGACCTGGACCGGGAACGCTTGCGCCTACTCGCCCAAGTCAGCGCCGAATGCAGCAAGACCGAACACCCCCAGAACAGGGCCGAACGCAGCGCCGGGAACCACCGCGCGCGGATCCTTGTTCACGAAACCAAAGCTTTCTACGCCGAACGAAAGGCCAAACACCAATGAACATGCACTACAGCCGCCACCAACGCCGCCACGACCGCAACACCGGGCTTATCATCGGCTGTTTCCTTGTGGTGGCCGTTCTGCTGATCACCATAGCCGCCGTAACCCAAGGCGCGAGCAAGCAAGCACAGACATGCACCGTGACCGGCAAGCACATGACCACCGACGTGCACGACGGCAAGTCCGTGCGCGTCTACCAAGTAGAAACCAGCGATTGCGGCGTAATGCGCGTTGAAGACAACGCGCTGCAGGGCGTGTTCAACAGCGCTGACCTGTTCGCCAACGTCCGCGAGGGCCAGCGCTACCGCTTCACCACTGTGGGGTGGCGGGTGCCGTTCCTCTCCGCGTTCCCCACCATCGTGAAAATGGAGAAAGCGTGACCAGCTACCGCGACACCAGCACCCGCAAACACGCCACCACGGGCCGCCGCGCCGCTGACTACACCCCCGCACCCCTGGAACCCCGCAAAGGCCGCGGCCCCGGGAAACCCAAGCCCGTGGAAAGGAAAGAACAGGACCGCCGCCATGACCACTGACCTTTGGGAACCCGCCCCCGAGCCGCGCGACCCGGCCACGATCCGGGCGGAGCTCATGGAGGCCGAGAAACTGGACCACGACCCCGCCGTCGTGCACGAGGAAGGCAACTGGGGCGCCGCTGGCTGCCCCCGCTGCGACGCCATGGAACCCCTCAGCTACGAACTACTACGGTCCACACTGAGGGGTCCACATGCCCCGTAAGGTATCGACCCCAACAGAAAGCTTTTGGGCGCGCGTAGAGAAGCGCGGGGACCACGAATGCTGGCCATGGGGCGGACGGATGCACAAACAGGGCTACGGGCAGACGCCACTAGGCAAGCGAGGGCGCACCATGCTGGCCCACCGCTTCGCTTATGAGCTCGCAAACGGTCCAATTCCTGACGGTCTGCACGTAGACCACACATGCCACAACGGGACCAGTTGCCCGGGCGGCAAGACTTGCCCACACCGGAAATGCTGCAATCCGTCCCACCTTGAAGCCGTGGAACCAGTGGAGAATGTAAGCCGCTCCCATAACGCGAACGAACACAAGACCCATTGCCCACGAGGGCATGAGTACACACCAGAGAACACTTACGTGCAACCCAGCAAGCCCAATTCAAGGCGTTGCCGACGTTGCGCCGCGATCCTGGACAGTCAGCCCCACCGAACCAGGGCGGGGCGACGTGAAGCAAAACGAAAGAGGCAACACAGTGGCCGGTGAAACCACCATTACCGTTATCGGGAATCTAACCAATGATCCCGAGCTCAGATTTACAAACAGCGGGTCCGCCGTCGCCAACTTCACCATTGCGAGTACCCCGCGCACGTTCGACCGGCAAAAGAACGAGTGGGTGGACGGCGCCACCCTGTTTTTGAGGGTGTCCATTTGGCGCGACGCAGCGGAAAACGTGGCGGAATCGCTCACAAAGGGAATGCGGGTCATTGTCGTGGGCCGGCTCAAGTCCCGCAGTTACGAAACGAAATCCGGCGAGAACCGAACAGTAATCGAAATGGAAGCCGACGAAATTGGCCCCTCGCTGCGGTATGCCAACGTCAAGGTCAACAGGACTCAGCGCAGTGGCGGCAATGGTGCGTCACAAGGCGGTTTTGGTGGTGGGGGCGGCTATAGTGGTCAAGGCGGTTTTGGTGGCGGTGCAAGTTCCGCGCCGGCCAGTCAGGATGACCCTTGGGCGACTCCGGGCGTTAGCAATGCTGGCGGTTGGGGGAATGGCCCGGATTCTGAACCGCCCTTTTAGTCTTTCCTTGGTTTTGGGTTAGGTGCGTCGTATGGCGGCTGGGAGGTAGTACGCCCGGACCCCATGATGATGTAGCGGCGTTGCCAGCGATCCCGAACACACCAACCGAGGAACGGTGAGCGCGCATGGTGTTGTGTGCGAGCCACAGCAAGCCCTTGATTCTGTGCCATGAGTCAGGGGCTTTGTTGTGTCCTGAAATGTGGTGCTTGCAATCCCGTGTAGCGGGGTGCTACATTCTTCCTAACGCAGTAACCGCCACAACGAACGAACAGGACCAGGAAAATGGAAGCCGCCACCCCCGTCTACACCTCCACCGTTGACAACGACTATGGCCACCGCACTGTGACGAACACACAGACGGGCCACGTTATTGCTGACGGCGACTTTGTGACCATTGGCAAGGCCAAGACCGAATGGCGGGTTTGCTACGTCTACGTTGACGGACGGGTTCAGCTTGAGCGTCAAGCCCACAGCCCCAAGCGCGGCATGACGCGCCGTTTTGAGCAGATGGAAAACCTCACGGTGACCTACTCGCCCACCCGCGATTCCGAGGAAGCCCCCAAGGTGGAGGAAGTCGCCGCTGAGGAACGCCCCGCCGTGAAGACCACGCGTAACGAGGTCACTTACTTTGGCCGCCGTTGCGTGGTAACCACCATTCAGCATGAAGCCAACCCCATGGGGCTGCGCACTATCCGCACCGAATGGGTGGACGCCGCAGACCCCCGGAATGGCGGATGGGCTGCGGGGACGGTCGCGGAAAAGGTGGTCAAGGGCGACGGGCGCGACGCCTCAACATTCGAGGTACTGACCCCCGAACACATGGTCAGCCACACCCCAAACCCCAAGCCCAAGCTGACCAAGAAAGCCCAAGCTGAGTATGACGCGTGGGCGGCCCGGATTGAGGCCGAGGGCATCCATGTGGGCCAAGAGGTCATGGCCACCCGTGTGGAGACGGACGCACGCGACTATGTGACCAACCAGTGGGAGGAACCCGCCACAATCGTGGAGCTTCGCAACTTTGACGCCCTTGTTCAGTTCGAGGACGGAACCCGGGGTAGTTCGGGGCTTGGGTTGCGAGTCCGCACGGACACGCCCACGGGGCTGCTGCACCCCAAGCAAGAGGTCTTCAACGTTTCGGCCAACTTGGATGGGCGCACCGTCGTGGAAACCGTCACGGTCAAGGGCGACATTGGGCGTGCCCGGTCTGTGGCTGGAATGCTCGCATGCAAGTACGGGTTGGGGAAGTTGTCTATCGGCTTCACGTCTTACGCCCTTGAGTACCACGACGGGCAGAACGGCGGCGGCGTTGAGATTGAGGACATGGACGCTGACGACCCATGGGAACACGGCCCCCATGATGAAGAACTGACCGCCGAAATGAACGCCCCGATAGGGGACTAGCGGGAACCGAGAAAGCCACCCTACGGGGTGGCTTTTTTCGTGCCCGAACAAAAACAAGCACGCCCCGCCACAGAATGGGGATATGACCACTTACGAGTATCAGACGGTGAAAGTGAACCGAGGCCGCAAGTCCTATGACGCGACCATGAACGCCTACGCTGCGGACGGCTGGGAAATGGTGAACGTTCGGGACGCGTGGCAAAAGCACGTCACCGTGACCCTACGGCGCGACACCAGCCACCCCGCAGCCTTGCGCCCCAAGGCCCCCACACTGCTGGGGCTGATATTCGGGGCATTGACCCGCAACCGCACCGCCAAGTAAAGGAAACCCTCTTGAAACTCTCTATTGATTCCAGCGCGCTGAATGAGGCCGTGAGCTTCGCTTACCGGGCCGTGAACCCGCGCCACGCTAGCCCCGTTCTCACCGGGCTGGTCCTGGAAGCTGACGGCGCCGGGTTGCTGTCCATTCGAGGCTTTGACCAGACCATGGCCAACACGGTGGAAATCGCCGCTGAGGTGGAAACCCCCGGCAAAGTCCTGTTGCCCGGGGCGGTGCTGGTTAGCATGCTCAAGACGCTGCCGAATAACAAGCCGCTGACGTTGGACGTGGCCGACAGGGCGGAACTCAAGGTCGGGCGCGCCAAGTTCTCCACCCCGGTTATGCCCATGTCTGACTACCCGCAGTTGCCCGGGCTGCCGCAGCGCCTTGGGTACGTGGACAGTGACGTGTTCGCCAAGGCTGTGGGGCAGATTCAGCACGCCGCCGGCAAGAACTCTGACGTGCCGGTTCTGAACGGCATCAACGTGGAGCTCCGAGGGGGAAACCTCGCGTTTCTGGCCACTGACCGTTACCGCATGGCGTTGGCTGAAATCCCGGTGAACCGTTACCCGGACACCCCGGAAGATGGGGATTTCTTGGTGCTCGCTGACGTGCTGGTGGGCGCGGCCCGGGCGAACAGCGGCAACCTGGACTTGCTGGGGTCAAGCCAGCGCATTGGGTTCTTGTCAGCGTCCCGGTCCACCACGTCCAACGTGATCGACGGCCAGTTCCCGCCCGTGCGCCGGTTGTTCCCCGAGGAACACATGATTGCCAACAGGGTGACCGTGGACGTGGACGCGCTGCTTGGTGCTGTCACCCGCGCCGCCGTCGTGGTGGACGGCAAGAACCCTGTCCGGCTGACGTTCAAGCCGGGTGAGGTGATCGTGGACGCTGGCCGCGCCGATTCCAACGCTGGCGAGGAAGCCGTGGAGTGCTGGCACGACTTCGAGGAACCCACCGGGGTGGGATTCAACCCCACGTTTCTGGCTGACGGTTTGCGCGCCCTGACCGCCCCGCAAGCGCTGTTTGGGTTCGCCGCGGACACCAGCATGAAGCCCGTTGCCCTGCAAGACGCTTCCGACCACACCAACAGCCGCCAGTTGCTCATGCCCATGCGGACGGAATCCATATAACACGGCTGTGTTAATCTGAAAGTCCTTCCTGTCGGGGGTCATAGAGGGAAAAGCCCGGGTCTGAGTCGCCCGGGCTTTTTTCTTACCCAAAAACAGGCACGGCCCATGTCACGCTTGAGCTAGACAAACAAACCACTTTCAGAAAGACCTAACACCATGGATTTGCTCAATATCTGGTTCCACGTTTTCCCGTGGCTTACCGTCATAGCGTGCGTCAACCTGTCATTGATCGTGGTTTGGATGTGGTTTCCGCGGCCCCATGCGATCACCAAGGCTTACCGCGAGGGTTTGGCCGCCGGCTATGCGGACGGTGTGGAGCATGGCCGGAACGCCGGTTACCGGGACGGCCACAAGCAAGGCGTGGAGGACAACCACCTCGAGGAAGCGCACTTTATCAAGTGCCCCGAGTGTGACCACGCTATCCATGTCCCCACGATCATGCGCGTTGAGGGCGAACCTGGAAGCGAAACGGTGATTTGCGAGCCGGACACCACGGAACTGTGGGTGCACATGAACGGCCACAAGGCGGGAACTGTTGACCTCGCATAAGCCCCACCGCCCCTTGGTTGTCCCGTCCGAACCGATCACCGAACCGAGCTATTGCGAGCATTGCGGCCAAGGCTATGTGTTGCCGCAGTTCGCTGAGGAATGCCCCTGCAGGGAGGAACCCCATGGCGCTGGTAACTAACGGCTACACCTACGCAAGCACCAATGATGATTTGAAGTTTCTCACCAGCCTTGGTGTGCCGCTGGAAGACGTGGCGCACCGTATGGGCCGCAGCGAGGACGCAGTAAACGCAATGTTGACCAAAGACGAACCGGAGGATTGAACTAATGCCAGCACAGCACCAGTGGAGTGCCGAAACCAAGAGGCTGAGGCATGAAGCCCATGAGGCCATAGACAAGCTGGCCCGGTCCATGCATAAGGACCGTGGCGACTGGGGCCGCCGTGACGACTGGACCGACGAAGAACGCGAGGCGGTAGACCTCAAGGACCAGCACCTGACCGCGTGGGTGGTCCAAACCCAATACCAAGGGTTCAATGACCCGGAAGACGCCGTGGAAGTCGCGGTGGCATCCGGCGCGGCACCGGCAACGCTGCGAGGGCTGGCCGAGTCGCTGGCCGACGCCTATTCCGAGTAAACGCCACAACAATGAGAGAAAGACGGACAAAAAATGGGAATTCTTGACAAGCTCAAGGACTGGTTCAACGCTCCACGGATAGACAACCCCGAAAGCGTGAACATGCACGAGGCTGAGGAAGCCATGGAACAGGCGGCCCTGACCGAGGCGCCCACCGAGCGAAACCGGCGGCTGGCGTATGAACTCACGGTTGCCGCGTTCTTCAAGCTGTGGGACGGCAAGGATGCCCCCAGTGAGGCGTTCGGGCCACAGTCGCCGGCGCTCATTCAGGAGTTCATGCAGACGTTCAAGCCCGGGTGGCGGTGGGGCGCGTATAACGCCGCTGACTTGGCGGACCACCCGGAAGACCTCGCCCCGTTTTTCTTCCCGGTCCCTGTCGGCTCTCCGCTGCAAATGGGTGACATTGTGGTGTTCAAAGCGGACTACATGCACCCGTTCGGGAACGTGGGCATTGTGGCCAACCCGGACACCAGCTATGGCAGCGTAACGGTGTTCACGCAGCACGTCACCCAGGGCGCGTTGCGAGCTCAAGAGTCGTTGACCATTAGCGCAGTGTTCCGGAGGAACCATGTCATTGACTAAATTCTCCATGGACATGTACCCGCTGAACCTGGAACAGCAAGCCATATACGTGCGCGAGCGGGTGGTGGAGGAAAACGGGCATCACGTATGGCAATTGGGGTTGCATTCCACGCATAACTACCCGCGTTGTGGCGCCCCGGTGAATTACAAGAACGCGACCCGGGCAGCGTATGAAGTGCATCTTGGCCGGCGGATCCCAAGTTACCTGTTGGTGTTGCCGACGTGCGAGGAACCCCGGTGCGTGAACCCCGAACATATGGTGACTTCCACGCTTCCCCCGGCGGCGCTGCCCCGTGTGCCGCGAGGCGAGAAATAGCACATTCAAGTTAAGATAGAAGTTCAAGGCCCACCATTGATGAATACGAGAGCATGAGGGGGAGGTGGC